AAGGCGATATTTTTAATCTGTAATATATATATCTATTTAATATATATATTATTTATTATTATTATTTTGGGGTATTAATTCGGGGTATTTAATTTGTTAACATATTAACATTAAGCCTTCTCCGTAAACAATGTAGGGGGGGTATGCACATTAAAAAAATACAGAGTCCAAAAGTGATTTTTTACCCCGACAAAAAATAATGCCTTTTGTTTTTGTATTTTGTTACCCCGACAAATTTTAATGTGTTTTGTAGGTTGTATTACCTGTTACCCCAATTTTTTAATGAGTGTTAGTGATGGCATTAAAATTAGTTTGGTGATAGGTAGTGATGGTCGTTCGGATTGAGTCTGAAAGTTGAGGGTTAAGGAAGTGTAAAAGTGCTTGTGTAGGTCTAAGACTTGGCGTATAGTTTGGGTTGTAGCAGGGTTTACCTGTGGTTATATTAGGAGAGTTAAAATGGACTACGATGCATGGTTATTTACTGGCGAAAGAGACGAGGAAGAGGAAGCCGAAATTGAAGCTAGACGTAAGTTCTATGAAGAACAACGTCAGGAACAAGAAGACGATAGGAAGTATTATGATTGGCAGTGAGTGGGAGTGGACTTGGTCTTTGGACTGGTGGTCTGCGGGCGATTCCGATAGTGATAGTTGATGGCTTCCTTGTGGTTAGGACTGTTGATAGGTAGCGACGAGTTTCCGATTTGGTTCCGAAATCAGTTTTATTTGGTAGCGAACTGATTCCGAATTGAATCGGAAATTTATTTTGACTGTTTGGTTCGGAATTGAAGTCGGATAGAAAGTGAATCTAAAGAGGATTCTGATGATAAAGGAATGATGTGATAAATATAGATGGAGGATTTGAGGATAAGATGATATGGATTGAAGATGTGTTGGATAGATGTTCGGAATAAACACAAACACCAGCTAGAGTTATTGGATTTGTCTAGCTGGTGTTGGATATGAGGTGTAGGACGTATTAAATAAAGAATTGGTCAAGGAAACGGTCTAGGATACGCTTGGCTTCTCGGCGTTTGATGTTTGTAAAGACGCAGCAATCTCGGATGTAGTAGCTTGGGATGGGGATACGGCGTGATGTTGGGACGGCAGAACAGGACTTCACTGTGCAGTAGTTGTCGTGAACTGCTGATGGCATATTGTTTTCTGGAAACTCAATGATGTATTTAGTAGTTTTTAGTTTCATTTTAAGACCTTTGCGGTAATAGGTTAATTTTCGCGTATGCTGGCGTTTAGCTGCTTTAGCGTGGGTTAGGGTTAGCAACGGCTCAAATAGGGCTTGTTGGCGAAATTTGGCGGGTTGCTGGCGGTTTTGTGTGCTTTGCCTGTGATTGCCGTGCTTTGCCGTTGGTTTTGACGGGCGAATCCGCGCGTCAAAGGGCTTTCGGCGTTTTTATATACAGGGCTGTCGCGATTTTTGTACGGCTTTCGCGATTTATTTGCAGGGCTTTCGGCGTTTTCTGTGTGTCGCCGTTTGCTTGGCTCGCTCGCTTGGCTCTTTGGGCGGTAACTGTGGTTATAACTACCATTATAGTCACTTAAGTAACTATACAGGCGCAATAATACCTCTAGTAACCATTACCAAAGTTACGATACCATGTGTAATAGACAGACACTATTGTTTGCGCCGTGCCATTAACAAAAGCAATAACAAGTGTAATGTTAATCTAAGTTGACGTGTGTTAATAAACTGTAAAGGTAATGTAAAGTAAGTTTTACATGGCTAAAGTGTAAAATTGCTTGCATTTTGGCTAAATTTAATGTATTTACGCGCGTGTACATTAAATAGGCGTTTTTAATGCCCAATTACTTTTTATTGTTTACACAATATTTATATAAGTTAACGCCATTTAACAAAACAGCCTGTATAATGCAAAGTATGGGAGCTAAACAAAAGCACCATAAAACGCAAAAGGCAAAACGCCTTAACCTTTAAAACTAAATAGGAGTATTAAAAATGGCTGTTACATTAACAACCCGTGCAACCCGTGCTACTAAAGCAAAAGAGCAAAAAGCTGTTACTGAGTTAGCAAACCTTTTGCCCGCCCCTGTTGAGCAACCGCAAAAACCGCAAAAACAAGAGGCTAAAGTGCAAAACGGTATTAAAGCACCAATGCGTGCGGGCAAGTGTATGCACGTCTGGCAAGTGTGTGAGTCAATGTACAAAGCAACGGGCAAAGTGCCCACTTTAAAAGAGCTTAACGCGCATGAGGCCATGCAAGGCACAAACCAAACAAACAACCAAATAGAGTTTTACCGATGGCGTAAATACAACGGCTTAAACGGTAAATAACATATTAACAATTAGGCGGGCAAACCGCCCGCCTAATAACCAAACAACATATATTTAAAAGGTAATTAAAAATGCAAAACTTTAACAACCATGTAGCAGGCTTGGCCATTGAGTTATTTAATAATTGTGAGGTTTACAATATTGCAAAGGCTCATTTTGAGGGTAAAGCCAAGTTTGAGGAGCTTAGGCTTGCCGTTTGCCAAAATGCTTGCTTGTTTAGTATTTACCGCATTACTAACATGGGTAATTACTCAACCATGCAACTATATACTGCAATAGCAAAGGCTATTTTGGCTGCTATTAAACAACGTGTTACTAATAGCTACTATGTACATGAGGCTATTTTTGGCTATATTGAGGGCTTAAACGCTAAGCCATTAGTAAACGTTGCACTATATGCTATTGAGGGTTACTTGCCCCGCTTTAAAGGAGCTACAAGTGAGCAGTTAGGTTTACTGTTTGAGCAGGGCAAATTTACCATGCTTGCACGCGCCGTTGAGCTTTGCCCGTTGGTAAACATTGAGGCCTTTTGCGAGGCTAACAATGTGCATAACTGCAGTAAATGTGTTACTTGCTTTGTATTTGAGCAGTGCCAAGCATTACCAACGCTAAAAGCGGTTAAAAAGTACTTAAAGCAAACAGGCCTATTTAATGGTTACACACCTCTTAATGAGGCGTAAACCATGCACAAATTAACAAACAAAGTAATAACTCAAGCAACTATTAATGCTTGTAATTGTGGCAAGCCACAATGTAAAACGTGTAACTGTATTATAACTAATATTAACCATAGTAATAATGCACTAACTAAGCAATTAAAGGCGCGTTATGTTGGTAAACCCGCATGGCATATTAATAACATGTTAACGGTTTTACACACCATAGGTGCAAATGTGGCAGGCTTGGCCGTTACCGTTGAGTTATACGGCAAACCATATAGCATAATTTAATATAGTAATTATACCGCTTGCATTAACGTGCAAGCGGTAATTTTTTGTTTGTTATAATAACGCACGTTACAATAAACAGCGGTACAAGTGCGAGCGCGGGGTATATGTAACACCCGTTATAGTTACACCCGTTATAGTTACACGCGGTACTATGGCGGGGGGTATAGTTACATATGTGAGCAACGCCCGCGCCTTATTAACCCCCACCCAGCCGTCTCAAAATTCGGAAATAGGTCTACTTTCTATTACATCTACTAACAACACATCTCCTGTCAATTTCACCCTCGAAATATTATCACCAATCCTCTTCGCCAAAATACGCGGCGTTGTAAATTTCGACACCACATTTACAAATCCATTACTTGTAATCCCAACCCGCCCGCCATATAATACCAACTCCTCTTATTTGTGGTTATAACAACCAATTCTATCCATCCATTAAAGGAGTAATCTATGAATAAATATGCAAAACCAATTCCGAAAGGGTTAACGTCCTTAGACGTTTACGACGTACTAATTATGTTTGACGTTCGTGACCCTGCTATCCAACACGCAGTCAAGAAACTCTTGGCTTGTGGTCAACGCGGACATAAAAGCCAACTAGAGGATCTGCAAGAAGCCCGTCAATCCATTGACCGCGCTATTGAGATTACTTATACTTACGGGGAGCAAGAGAATGGGAATTAATATTCGTGCCAAAGGACAGGCGGGCGAACGCGAAATTTGTCAGTTGCTGGAAAACTTGACGTTACCGATACTCGCTGCCTGTGGTTATAAAACGCCACTGAAGCCGCTGTTTCAACGTAACCAGAACCAGTCAGCTGTTGGTGGATCCGATATTACAAATCCGTTTGGGTTGTGTATTGAGGTTAAACGTCAGGAAACATTGCAGGTCAATGCGTGGTGGAAGCAATGTGTTACGGCTTCAGAAGAGTTTGGCGGTGTGCCGATTGTGATGTACCGTCAAAACGGTAAGCGTAAGTGGAACTTTGTAATGGAAGCGTTCATACCTGTTACGCCTATGAAGCAAGTGTTGCGTCGCGTCACTGTGGACCAAGAAGACTTTGAAAGTTGGTTTAAATACTATATTGAGACTTGGATTAAAGATGGTAAATACGAAGATTAAACAATCAAGTGGAAGTACCCATACGCACTGTGTGGGCGAATTTGAATGTTACGATGCCGCCTTAGTACCGCCGCCGCTCAATACGAAACTGTTTGTCATTTCAAAATACGGCGTAGCGCGTATCGGGACTTTTGACCCGAATTATGACGTGGCATGGTTTCCACTGTTGCGTATGCCGCAAACTGTAAAACAAAGGATTAGCGATGATAAAGGTTTATGATGCGCCGTTGGCGAATGTGAAATACGCCTATGTGGAATCATTCAAGCAGTGTAAGAAGTTGTTCAAGCAGTTGGATATTCCGCTTGATAAACTTCCGGACGCCCCATGTGCTGCCCACACGCAAACACTTGTGAACAAGCGTGTAGAAGATGGACGCACGATTACCGACGTTATGTGTGTCGTGTGGATGGTTCCGACTTGCTACATTGGAATGGACATTCCTTTGTTGGTGCATGAGGCTGTTCATATTAAGCAGGAAATTGCCATTTGGATGCAAGAGGACGCGTTCTCGCCTGAAACTGAAGCTTACATTGTGCAGGGTATTGTGGAAAACTTACTTCGCGAGTATAATACGCTTCGCGGTTGATAGCCGTGTTTACTCCTGTGATGGACGGAAACTGGCAAGTTTAGGCTTGCCAGTTTTTTATTTGCCTATCATAAAAATGAATGCTATAATTAAGGTAATTGATATTATAACATGATAATACGGGATTTGTAAACGTGAAGAATATTATTATCGTTGGAGTTTGATATGTCCAAAATGTCGCAACGTTATTGGATCCGAAAGCAGAATGTTCTTTTAATTCGAGCGCTACGGGCTAGTTATGGTTTTTCTGTTTTTGTGTTAATGCTTGTCCACGTTAACATATCAGGAACTATTATGCAGCGTGTTTACGCGAATAGTTCTTTGCTTGGTAAAAGTTTGATATGGTTTTTGGCAGCTTCCACTATCCTTTTGATTATGGATGTTTTTGTGGAGACCATGTGGAACTCATCTAAAGAGTGGATTAAAAAGCACTGCGAGGGTTGCCACATCCGAATGCAACGTTTTGAGGCGTTAAATTTTATTGTCCGCGCGTGGTGTGCTTTTGCCACACGATACAGACATTGGTTCTACTTACCAACAACGTTCGGGTCTTTGTTTATTATTCCTTTGTCTACTCACTTGCTTATTCCTAGCCCGCCTATTCTCAAGATATTCTACCTGTGGTTATTCTTATGGGGTATGGGTTGCGCGTTATTGGAAGGCGCAATTAATAATGGAAAATGGAAAAATGTTTAAACGGAAAACGAAGTGGATTTTATCCACATTGCTTTATTGTTCCCTTACCAGTCTGGCGTTGGCAGAGGTAAGGGAATCATTCCACGAAGCTATAAAAACAGGACCGATGGTATGGGATATCCTTTACTCGTGTCTTGCTGGCGCGGCAGGTGGATTAGTTCAGACTATTCGTAACTTGCAAAACCCGCGAACGTACAGTCACAATCTCGCTGTGGAACTTGCCGCAAACTTGCTGATATCGAGCTTCGCAGGTATAATGACATTCTTGTTCTTCTCAGGTACAACAATGATTAACGTCAGCCCTGTAATGATAATGTTCTTTGCTTGCTGTGCTGGTGTTCTGGGTTACGAAATAATTCGCAAATATACAGATAATTTCAAGAAAACGGTGGACAAGAAAAATGATACCGAATCTTCTGACAAATAAATTGACCGTTTATGTGCTTGCAGGTGTGGTTATAGCCACACTTGCAGGCGTAACGGGCGGCTACATTGTCAACAAGCATTGGCAAGATAAATGGAATGCCGAAATGTTGCGACAACAAAAGGAAATTGTTAAACACAAGAGCGAAGTTCGCAACATGGAGCGTAAATCTGTTGAGGCTGTTGCCAAGATAGACGAAGAAAAAACTGCTGAATTAAAGGAAGCACGAGATGAAATCAATACTCTTCGCAGTAAGCTGTCTAACGGTACTATCCGCTTGCGGTCATGTCCAACCGCCGCCGTGCCAGTGCGAACAACCGAAGTTAGCACCCGTGCCAGCGTGGATAACCGACCCGAAACCAAACAAGGCGACGATTCAGAACGAGTTGGACAACATATTCTCAACATCGCCGAGCAAGCAAACATCGCAATAGGTCAGCGCGATGCCTGTGTTGCCATTTTAAAAGCTGACCGTGAAATAGGAACTCAAGATGGAAAAACAAATCAGTGAACACTTCAGTTTTCGAGAACTGACGCGTAGCGAGTCTGCTCGACGTGCAGGTATCGAAAACGTCCCTACCGCAGCGGAAATGGACAATATCTATTACACGGCGCAGCAGTTGGAGAAAATCCGCGAGTATGTTGGACGTGGAATTATTGTAACAAGTTGCTTCCGTAGCGAACGCGTGAACAAATTGGTCGGCGGTAGCCCTACATCAGCACACCGCTTCGGTTTGGCAGCGGACTGTGATGCAATCGGTTTGACTTCTTTGGCATTTGCTAAAGAGTTGATTAAGATGCGTGATGCTGGTAAATTGGTATTCGACCAGTTGATTCTGGAATTTCCGGAACGCGGCGACGGTGCATGGGTTCACATTGGATTCCGCCGTAACGCACCGATGCGTAATCAAATCCTCACAGCAACCAAGAAAAACGGTAAAACCGTATATCTGCAAGGTTTGCACGTCTAATTAACAACTCCCGCGCTTAGAAGAAAATAAAATATTGGGCGCGGGCTTTCTGCTCACTATCATGTTTAATTGCTTAAAATTTTGTGAAAGAATGCTGGAAATATCCAAAGAGAAATCTCGTGTAGCGAGTGAAAATGCGGACTTTAAAGCATTTTCGGAAGCGCAAGTGGATATTCAGAATTACGAGGGAATGCGAGACTATTATAATCGGTCTATTGAGGAAGCGGCTGCTAAATCAGTTGACAAACGACAATAATTGTGGTTATATAAGGCTCAAAAGTACGCGGAAGAATGACATGAACAAAGTAAATCCACTTGGTGTTTTGGATAAGGACTTGTTAGCTCCTGAATTAAGCGAAGATGAGAAAGCTCTTCGCGACTTGTTCGTGCTTGAGTATGTTAAAGACTTCCATCCTGTTAACGCTTGCTTGAGAATGGGCTTGCAAGTTCCTTATGCGAACGACTGGGCTATCCGTTTTATGGAAGAGTCTTACGTCCAACAGCAAATCTCAAACGTAACAGGACGCAGACAGTTAACCGAAGAAGAGGTTAAAGCTAAGGACAAGGAACTTATCCTAACCACACTTCGTATTGCAATGCAGGACGGTCCACACGCATCCCGCGTATCTGCGGCGAAACAGATGGCTGTTATGCACGGCTTTGACCGCGCCGAGATTGAGGACGGTACTAAAGCATTGATAGACGTATTTAAGGACATTGCCGTCGGTATGGCGGTACAGGATAGAAAAGATGGCAGTCAAAGTTGATACCTTGCCAAAGAGATTGGCAGCAAACACGGTTTACGCGGCAGCGGATTACGGAATTGTGGTTACAAATGCCGCAAGTGACATCATTTTGAGCCTTTACGGGCAATACTATTATCGTATGTATGGGGATTACTCAACCATACAAGAGATTCAGGCGGCAATGGCAGCCCGCAATTCGCTTGTACTTGTTGCAAATGGTGGCGCAGGGAGCGGCACAGGCGGCGAAGGCGGTGCAGGTGGTACACCAGCAGCACCCACACCCGCGCCAGCCCCTAGCGGCGTAAATATAGGCGAGTTTTACGCCGAATATCACGAGGGTTATATTGATGTCAGCACGATTCAAAAAGAGAAGAATGCTTATTTCTCTTTGGCTTTCCCTAAACCTTTTAGCAAAAAGCCAGATGTGTTTGAAATTACCGCAGAAACCACAGATAAAACTAAGAAGATTGTCATCTACACGAGCGAGTTGACAAAGACTGGTTTCAAAGTTTCAACCAATTATCCAGAGGCTTTGCGCGGTATTCTGTTCCGCGCTGGTGTATTTAAATAATGTCTCAAGTATCCAAGCTAATCATCGAGCGTCAAAAAGCTCGATGGTATCCGTTAAAAGCGCACCCTGTCCAGTTGGCATTGGACAGGGCGGTTGATGACGGAATACGCTTTCCTGTGGTTCCAGCAGGTCGACGTTCGGGTAAAACAGAACGCGCTAAACGGTTTTTAGCGCGTCAAGCGATGTATTACCCGAACGAGAAATACTTTGCGGCTGCACCAACTGTCAACCAAGCTAAGAAGATTTGGTGGGACGATTTAAAAGCCTTGACTATTTCCTGTATGCACCCGCGTCCACCGTCAGAGTCCGAGCTAAAAATCTTTTTACCTAACGGAACTGAGATTCACGTTATTGGTCTAGACCAACCTCAACGTATCGAGGGTATTAACTGGACTGGCGGTATTATTGACGAGATTGCGGACGTTAAAGGGTCTGCATTGCAAGAAAACATCATGCCTGCATTGAATACCGTTAATCCAACCCGCCCTTATTATCGCGCTTGGTGTTGGTTTATCGGTGTACCAGACGGTCTTAACCACTATTATGATATGTACGAGTATGCTATCAAAGGTGAAGACCCAGACTATAAAGTGTTCCATTGGAAGTCTGAAGAGATTTTGCCGGAAGACGTTATTGCGGCGGCAAAACGCACCATGTCTGCACGGCAATACAATCAAGAGTATTGCGCGTCCTTTGAAACTGCAAGCGGTCGTATTTATGAGGATTATTGCGCGGATAATTTCACAAACGCCGAGCTACAACCGACCGAAGAAATACATTGGATGCACGACCAAAACTTTACGCCGTTGTCATCCGCTATTGCCGTCATTCGAGACGACATTCCTTATTTCGTGGACGAAATTATTCTGGAACACGCCGTCTCCCGTGAGTCCGCCAAAGAGTTTGTGGAAAAATTCAAAGACCACAAGAATAAAAAGGTTTTTATCTACGGCGACCCTGCGGGACGTTCTGGCGAGAAACACGGACACAAATCGGATTATGACGAGATTGAAGAAGTGTTGCGTTTGCACGGTTGGAAGTATGAACGCCGTGTAAAACATAAACATCCGGCAATCAAAGACCGTCAAAACGCGGTACGCGCCCTTATATTGAACGCTGAAGGCAAAGTTCGCTTGTTTGTAAACACCAGTAAAGCCCCTTACTGTCATAAAGGTTTAGCCACAGTTCAGCTGAAAGAGGGTTCTAGCTTTCAAGAAGACCAAACAAACCAGTATCAACACATCACAACTGCTATCGGTTACTTTGTGGACTGGCATTGGTCTGTTGGCTCTATTAAATTCACGTCCTCGCGGACAAAAGGAACTTAAATGTCCATTAAAAATACTCATCCTGCTTATGCCGAGAAAGTTCCTGATTGGGAAGTAATGCGAGACACCTATAAAGGTTCTCGTGTGGTTAAATCTAAATCAACAAAATACTTACCACCAACGGCAGGTATGCTTTTGGACGGAATGAATCACGGTTGCGATGGTTTGGCTGCCTATAATAGCTATCTGTTGCGGGCGGTATTTCCTGAATACGTTAAAGAAGCTGTGGAAAACTATGTGGGTATGTTGTGGAGACGACCTGCTACAATCAAACTTCCAAAAGGCATGGAAGGAATGCGGAATTTTGCCACGCCTAACGGCGAAAGTCTTGTGAACCTGTTGCGTCGTGTTAATGAAGAACAACTGATTAACGGTCGTTGCGGGTTGCTGCTGGATTTACCACAGATAACAGAAGATACTACGTTACCTTATATTGCGCTGTACGATGCGGAAGCTATTATTAACTGGGACGAAAACGTTATCGGCGAGGGTCATACGGAACTAAACTTTGTTGTCCTCAACGAAAGTTCCGTTAAACGCACAAACGGCTTTAATTGGGACGTTTACGAGAAATATCGTTTGCTTCTTTTGGGTGAATTGGACGAAAATGAATCCAACGGTGAAGCCGATTACAAGCAGGGCGTGTTCACTCAAGACAGCACATTTGAATATGACCCGTCCAATATGATTACACCTGTTTACAAAGGCGTTCCTTTAAAAGAAGTACCTTTTGTCTTTGTAAACACTAAGGACTTAACGTCTAACCCTGATGAACCGCCTTTGTTGGCACTGGCGAATCAGTCCCTTGCAATTTACCGCGCGGAAGCGGATTACCGCCAAACACTCTACATGATGGGTCAGGACACCCTTGTGGTTATCGGAGCTATGAATCGCGAAGAGGACGAAAAGGTGCGTATTGGTTCTGGCGCAGCCCTTCACATTGAGCAGGGTGGCGATGCCAAATTCATTGGCGTTGACGGTCGCGGTTTACCTGAACAACGTTATGCACTGGTAAACGACCGCTTACGCGCGGAAATTCAAAGTGGTCAACTGTCAAACTCAAACGACAAAGTAGAATCCGGTATCGCCTTGCAGACACGTTTGGGCGCACAAACTTCTACATTGATGCAGATTGCCATTAGTGGCGCGGCAGCCCTTGAGAAAATCCTCAAGTTATGCGCTAAATGGATGGGTTTGAACGAGGACGAAGTTGAAGTTCATCCTAACCTTGAGTTTGCCGTTAACGATTTGGAAGGTCAAGACCTGTTGATGTATATGCAAGCAATCCAACTTGGTGCGCCGATTTCACACGAATCCGTTCACCGCCTTGCCCTGTCTAAAGGCTTAACCACAATGACATACGAGGACGAGTTAATCCAAATTGAAAAAGAGATTAAAGAGGGTCGTCGCGTTACAGTTCCACAAAATGCGGGCTTGCAAGTTCCAAACCCTGCTAATGACAAACCTGTTGACAAGCCGAAAGATGGCGAGGCATAATAGCCCTGCTATTCACAATTAATTGGAGATTCAAAAATGGCATTACAAATTATCGTAGAGACTCTGGATGATGTTGATGAAAAATACCACGACCTCTACACAGAAAAAGACGGCAAGTTTGAACTGACTGGCGTTGAGGGTATGAAAACCAAAGCGGACGTTGACCGCTTGCAAACCGCATTGACAAAAGAACGCGCAGAACATAAAAATCTGAAAGAACGCGTGAAACTGTTGGGCGACCGTAAAATTGAAGACGTAATTGTGGAACTCGACCGTATTCCAGAATTGGAAGCTGCCGCTAAAGGCGACAAAAACGTGGACGAATTGGTTGAAGCCAAACTTCGCGCTAAAATTGTTCCTGTTGAACGCGAACGCGACAAATACGCCAAAGAGTTGGAAGAGGCTAAAGCCACTATTGGCAATTACGAAAGCGCGTCCCGTGTTCGTAAGATTCACGACAGTATCCGTTCGGCTGTTGGTAAACAGCAAGGTTTCCAAAAGTCCGCTATTGAGGACGCTGTAACACTCGGCGAACGCCTGTTTGAAGTTCTCGACGATGGTAGTGTGGTTACAAAAGACAATGTAGGCGTAACACCTGGAATCAGTGCCGAAGATTGGTTGGCCGACCGTAAGAACGATAAGCCTCACTGGTGGGGTACTTCTCAAGGCGGCGGCGCAGCAGGTAGTCGCGGTGCAGGTGCAACAGGCGACAATCCGTGGACTAATGCTGGTTGGAATTTGACTAAACAAGGTCAAATTATCCGCGAAGACCCTAAACGTGCGGAACAGCTTGCCCGCGTAGCAGGTACTCAAATCGGCGGTCCGAAACCCGAAGCCAAAAAATAATCGTTGACAATTTTAAGCAGCCATGTTACAGTATCTTGAAAGTAGCATGGCTGCTTAACTTTTTGAGTCTAGGGTCTTGAGGACGTAGACTTTAACTCCTAATTTCAATCTAAGGATATACAAATGACAGTCCGTATTTCTGACGTTGTTGTACCGGAAATTTTTAACCCCTACGTCCAACAACTGACCCAAGAAAAGTGCCGCTTGATTCAATCCGGTGCTTTGCAAATTGACAGCGGTTTGTCCGCTGATTTGGCTGGCGGTGGTTTAACTTTCAACCGTCCGTTCTGGAACGATTTGGCTAACGAGGACGAGAACGTCTCCATTGACGACCCGTCTCAAAAATCCACTCCGTCCAAAATCACTACCGGTAACGAAATCCAAGTTCGCATGAACCGTAACAAATCATGGTCTAGCATGGACTTGGTTGCTGACTTGGCTGGCTCTGACCCTATGGCTGCTATTGCCGACCGCGTTTCCTACTACTGGGCGCGTCGCTTGCAAGCTGCCTTTATTGCCACGATGAAAGGTGTCTTTGCCGACAATGCCGCTGCTCCTACCGCTAACGAACACGTTTTGAATGACTTGACATTCGACGTTCGTGGTACAACTTACCAAGCAGGCGTGACCGACTTCAACGGTGGTTCGTTCCTCGATACTTGTCTCACTATGGGCGACAGCATGGACCGCCTGTCTATGGTAATGGTTCACTCCGTTGTCTATAACAATATGCTGAAACGCAACTTGATTGAGTTCATTCCTGTCTCAATCAACAACCACGCTGTCAAAATCGCTCATTACTTGGGTCGCCAAGTAATTGTGGACGACAGTATGCCTGTAATCGAAAAAGGCGTATTTGAGTCCTGGCTGTTTGAAGCTGGCGCGGTCAAACTGGGTCACGGTATGCCTGCCGTTCCGACAGAAGTTGAACGCAAGCCTGATGCTGGTAACGGCGGCGGTCAAGAAATCCTCTACAACCGTCAAGAGTTTGCAATCCACCCTGTCGGTCATGCGTTCGTTGGTACACCTGCTAAAGGCGGTCCAAGCAACGAAGCAACCGCGAACAACTTGGCGCATAAAGACTCTTGGAAGCGCGTGTTCCCTGAACGCAAGCAAATCAAGATTGCTCGCCTGATTACCCGCGAATTCAAATAATCCTAAACTGTGGTTATAGAGGGTTTAACGACCTTCTATAACCACAATGGAGACCGAAATGCAAAATATTATTGATGCGTTGAAAAAATTGGACGTTTCAAATGACAACCACTGGACAGTCGATGGACAACCTCGCCTGGACACTGTCAAAATGCTTGCTTCAGACCCATCTGTTACCCGAGACACCCTCAATGCGGTCGCACCGGATTTCAACCGAGAAACCGCCGCAAACTGGGAACCGAAGCAAACGGAAGGGCAAGTTCAGACCCCGTCCGATAACCAACAAGGCGCAGAAAACCAGCCGCAAGAAAATTCTGTTACAGCAACAGGAACAGGCGTTGATGCAGGGTCTGAACCTCAAGATCCGGAAACCAAACCGGAAGAAAAGGTAGAAGAGACCGATATCGAGGTTCTTGAAAAAGCTCTTTCCGATGCTGAAGCCAAAACGAATGAAAAACTTTTGGCTAAGGAACAGGCTGAAGCGGACTATGTTGCTGCTTTGCAAGAAGAGGACGCCGCTCGCTTGGCTTTGGACGCGGCAAAACCGAAAACTGACGATTTGGATCCGGTTCGCGGTTATCTGAACGCTCAACTGGAAGCGAACAACGAACGCAGCCGTGTTGTAGAAGCATTGCGTGAAGCTGGCGTTACGCCGGAAGTTCTGCAAAAGTTAGCAGGCGTGAATCCAACGGATTTAGCTTACTCAACTAAGAAATAGGTTTATCATGTCGCTCATTGTTGAAGATGGTTCTATTGTCCCAAATGCAAATAGTTATGTTGACCTCGTTGAAGCAGATAACTATTTCACGGTACGAAATAACCATGTGTGGTTATCGCTGGAACAGACCGCTAAAGAAGCACTTCTGATTGCAGCAACAGACTACATAGAACTTCGCTTTGGGCGACGCTTCCTCGGAAAGAAGAAGCAGGATAATCAGCCGTTAAGTTTCCCTAGAACAGGGATTACTTACATTAGCCCAATTCCGGAAGTTCTTAAAAAAGCGTGTTTTGAATACGCCATTCGTGCAAATAACGCGCCACTTGTTCCAGACCCTAAGTTTGACGAATCCGGTATGGCTTCAACAGTTCGCCGTAAAAAGGTCGGACCGTTGGAAACAGAAATGAGAACGCCATCAAAAGGCGTTGGTTCTACAGTAACATTATTTAGACCATATCCGGGTGCGGATTATTTGTTAGTTCCTCTGCTCGGAAGTTCTTGTGAAAACAGGTGGATTAGAAACTAATGCTTCCTTCTGAATATATGTGGGTTGAAGAGATGATTGCTGAAAACGGGCGTGAAGTAACGCTCGTTATTCCTAGCAACGAACCCGCAGACCCTGATAAACCGTGGAACGGTTTTAAAAAACAAGACACCGAGATTAAGCAGATGGGTGTCTTTGTTCCGTCGTACACGGCGCAGAAGGACTTTGGTTTATCTATAAAAGAAGAGGATTTGCTCGCAGAATGCGAACAGTTTGTCCTTTTCTCAGGTATTAACCGTCTTGTGGACGCACGTTTCATTATTGACGATGGTGTTAAGTGGCGTGTCGTGTTCCTAAGTGAGCTTCGTCCTGGTAAACATGAATTGTTTTACGCAGTAGGAGTAAAACGATGAATTACTTGGACGCTCGTGATAAAATACACGAACCTTTTTACAGCGTTTGGAAAAATACAGGTTATCCTGTTATATGGGAAGATAGCCTTGCAAAGCCGCCATCCGCAGAAACTTGCTGGGCGCGTGTAACGATTGCCCACGTCAGCGCAGGGCAGACATCACTTGGTTGTGGTAATGACAAGCGGCGATATGAAAGAATAGGGCAGTTAAATATTCAGCTTTTTGCTCCCGTGCATGATGGTAACGTCAGCCTTTATGAGTTAGGGCAGCAAATAGTTGATGCGTATCAAGCAGCACGATACGATGATATATGGTTTAGGCGTGTTTCTTTGTTAGAGGCAACGCCAGAAGGTGCGTTTCAGCAGATGAATGTGAGCGCGATTTTTACTTATGAAGATATAAGGTGATTTAAAATGGCAGTATGTCAGTCAAACCGATTAGACTCGAACGCCACAGGACTCCGTTACGCTGAAGAGGAATGTTTGCGTCAGTTACCCGCCAATGTTACATGGCATGGATTGGAACCGAACTCCTATAACGATTTCGGTGGTACTATTACCACACAGGCGCGTGAACCAATTTCAGCGTCTCGTCAACGTGAAAAAGGCGTTGTTACAGACTTGGAAGCTTCCGGCGGTTTCCAACAAGACTTGACAATCGGTAATACTTGGCGATTGTTGCAAGGCTTTTTGTTTGCCGACGCTCGCGAACGTGCCACTACTATGCCGCTAAATGGTGCGCCTGTTACCCTCACAGCCGCCGCAGCCGCTGACAAAAGCGTTGCCGCTGCTGCTGGCTTGGCTAGCTTTAAAAAGGGCTATATTGTGCAATTTGGCGGCTTTGGTAAAGCCGAAAACAACGTGCGTCGCACTGTTGCCGCTGACGCTACTGCAACAAAAGTTACGTTTAAAGAAGCTGTTTTGGACGAAACTCCGCCAGCAGGTGCTTATATCAATCACGTCGGTATCAAATTCGATACCAGTGCGCTCAATGCCGTAATGAACGGTAAACTGTTCCAGTTGGCTGGTGCTAACTTGAACAAATACGGTTTTATTCCAGGTGAATGGGTTTTCATTGGTGGAGACGACCCTACATCTCGTTTTGCCAATAACACAGGCTTTGCCCGTATCAGTGTGGTTACACCGAACGCAATCACTTTTGACAAAACAGACTTTGCCGCCCAAGCGGAAGTTGGTACTAATAAATCCATTGAGATTTATGTTGGTAGCATTATCCGCAACGAAGCCGAACCGTCATTAATCAAACGCCGTTCATATCAACTGGAACGCTATTTGGGCAAAGACAAGGACGGCGATATGTCCGAATACCTTGTAGGCGCAGTTCCTAACGAAATGACTGTTAACGTTTCGTCTGCCGATAAAGTTACTGTTGATATGTCCTTTATGGCATTGGACAGTGAACAGCGCGATGGTAAAGCTGGCTTGAAAGCTGGCACTCGACCAATTTCTGCGCCTGAATCTGCTTTTAACACCTCTTCAGACGTGAATCGCATTAAGCTGGCTGAAGTTGTGGACGAATCCGCAGTTAAGCCGTTGTACGCCTTTGCGACAGAACTGTCAATTAGCGTTAACAACAACGTATCTGCGTCTAAAGCGATTGGTACTCTCGGTGCTATCGATACTACCGCAGGTATGTTCGAGGTTGGCGGTTCTATGACTGCTTACTTTGCAGACATTTCAGCGGTTAAAGCTGTCCGTAACAATGCCGATATTACTTTGGACATGGTTATGCTCAAACGTAACAGCGGCATGGTTTGGGATATTCCGCTGTTGACACTGGGTAACGGTCGTTTGACTGTTGAAAAAGACCAAGCAATCATGTTGCCTTTGGATACCAATGCTGTTAAAGGTAAATTCGGCTACACGTTGCAGATTCAACGCTTTAGCTACTTGCCAAACGTAGCGGGCGGCGTGTAAAATACAAGGACGGCACAACGCCGTCCTTTTTAATATTTTGGAGATAAAAATGTCATTGTACAGCCAATTTGGAACAGACAAAAAAGTTGAACAAGAGGGTGTATTCCTTCAATACGGTACTACCGCAGACGGTAAACCGATTCAGATTAAAATCTGCCGTGCAGGTGGCGCAAACACTGCTTACAACCGCGCAATGGAAGCCAAGACCAAACCTTACCGTCGCCAGTTGCAAAACGGCACTTTAGATTTGGAAGTTATGAATTCCATTCTGCGTGAAGTGTATGCTGATACTGTGGTTATCGGCTGGTCAAATATTGAGGGTGCAGACGGTAAGCCTATGCCTTTCAACCGAGATAACGTCATCAAACTGTTTACGGACTTGCCAGAACTGTTTGCAGACGTTCAAGAACAGGCGACTAACCTTGCATTGTTCCGCACAGAAATTAATGAGCAAGACGCAAAAAACTAAAAGACGTCCTGCTCTACCAGTTGGAGCAGGGCGACACTGAACAAGCTATCTTGCGTCAGTGCGCTCAATTAAAACTTCCAATACCGGACGCCATTGCAAATGCACCTATTCTCACGAAAGGACTAGAGTTGTATTTCATGGCGTTTTTAGATTTATCAACGTGTCGAAGCTACGGTATGGCTGAAGGTCCGATTCCTTGGACTGCAATACGAGATTGGGCTGCATATAACGGGTTATCTGCTTATCAAACAGACGACTTGTTTTACATGGTGCGAGAAATGGATAATGCGTATTTAGATTACCGTGCTAAACAACTGAAAAAGAAATGAACTTAGACCAATTTGCAAAACGTATGCGTGAAACGGCGGACGAAGTTGAAAAAGGTGCGAGCCGTATCATGAAAAAGGTGGCAGGTGATGTCCACGCCCATGTGGTTACTGCGACACCTGTTTTGACAGGTAAAGCGCGTTCAAACTGGATTGTTAGTATTGGCACAGGCGTTGAAAGCATTATCGAAACTTATGGTCGAGATGCCGCTATTCCTGGTGCATTAAACGCAGCGACAGCGGTTATCTCGGCTCACTCTGGAACTAAACCTATTTATATCCAAAACAATGTGGATTATATCGTTAAACTTAATGAGGGCAGCAGTCAACAAGCTCCGTCTAATTATGTTTTACGCGCAGCAGAAGTAGCATTAAACTCGATACAAACACACTCAAAAATTCTTTTAAAGGCGTTCTAAATGGCAAACGAAAACATCAAGATTGTTATTAGCGAAAGTGGTTCTCGTGTTGTCATCCGTAACATCCGAGAGATTGCAGATTCTGCTGAAAGTGCCGCCAAAAGCGCGGACAAAATGAATGGTTCTTTGTCGAAAAGCAATAACCACAGTTTTGGAAAGTTGCATTCAGAGTTCGGTAAACTACATAATTCATTAACAAGAACTGTTTATAAAATACGACAAATGATGACGTTGTTTTCCGCGTTTGCAGGTACGACAATTAGTACAGGCGCAATCGTGAAAGCAATCGACAGTTACACCAACTTGCAAAATAGATTGAAATTGGTTTCAGAGAGTCAGGCACAGGTTAATCAACTGACAAAAGAGATGTTTGACATTGCCAAGCGAAGCCGTTCTTCTGTTGAGGATACCGCAGTCGCTTTTAGCCGTTTTGACTTAGCTTTAAAATCTGTTGGACGTAGTCAAAAAGACAGTTTAATGGTGACTGAAACTGTCAACAAAATGATTGCAATGTCCGGTAAGGGCAGCCAAGAGGCGGGCGCAGCTTTGCTTCAGTTGTCCCAAGCATTTTCAAAAGGTAAACTGGACGGTGATGAATTCCGTACCGTTGCAGAAACTATGCCTTTGCTTATGGACGCTATTGCGAAGAAAATGGGAGTTACTCGCGGCGAATTGTTGGAATTGCGTAAACAAGGTAAGTTAACGCTGGATGTTATGATTGAGGCTATTCGCGACGCCCAACCAGAAGTGGACAAACAGTTTTCCAGTTATAAAATGCGCGTGTCGGATTCTCTAACAGAACTCAAGAACAGATGGATTAAATTCTGGGGAGAGATGGAATCCAAATATGAGATTTCCCAAAAAATCGGCAATGGATTGATGTCAATTGCTAACAACTTCCACGTTCTGGAAAATATAGCTGTTCCAGCAATGCAGGTTTTGTCCGTTTGGGTTGGCGTGAAATTGGTGGCAGCGTTAAGAACCTTGTCATTCTCGATGGCAGGGATTGCGCCTGTGGTTAGTGTTGCCGCCGCCGCATTGTATTTATTGGCAAACAGCGGAACCGACTTCGATAAAATCGCCCGTCGTTTGCTTATTGTTGTGGCTAGTTTGTCCGCAGCTTTTGCTACTTGGAAACTGGCTACTTTAGCCGCTGGTTTAGTGCAAACAACCGTTGCAGCGGGCGGCCTTACTGCCGCCCTTGCCGCCGCCCGAACCGCCGCCATAGGTGCAGCAGCGGCCACAAAAGCCCTATTGTTAAACCCAATAACATGGGGTGCGGCAGCCGTTGCCGTTATCGCGGCAATAGGGGTAGCGATGGCTACGGCAAAATCGGAAGCTGAACAGTTTGAAGAGTTTATGCGGAGTATCCCTGAAACAATAGGAAAAGTAGATGATAAGGTCAAACAATTTTACAATGAAAGCGGTATCGGCAGAAAAATCAGTTTAAGGCTTGGGGTTGACGATTCTGGAGTTATCGGTAATTCCGGTTATCTGAAAAAGTTACAAGAAATTGGAGCTACGGCACAAAAAGTAAACGCTGATATGGCTTTGTCGTCCGAACAAACAACAGCGGCTATTAGAAGTAATGTTGAAAAAATCGAAGCCACTTTCAAGGATGCGTTTGAGGAGATTTCTAAAAGCTCAAACTTGACAGCTGAACAGCGTATCCAACATGAAATTTTAACCACAGAACGCAAACAAAAACTTTTGCAAGACCAGTTTGAAAAGCTGGACGAAACGTTATCTAATTCTAAAGTTATTTCTTCGCAAGAAGCTGAATTCCGTAAAATGCTGGAACAATCTGTTTATGACGAGTCTATTCGCTTAATGGACTTGCGGACAAAATATGCTTTGGAGCAAATGCGTAAAATTCGTCAGGAAGCTATTGCCAATGCGTCTTTCTTGGATGTCTTGATGGGAGAAGGCGGTTCTTTGTCGTTTAACGAAGCTAATAAGTTGTCCAGATATCGTAACAATAAAGAATCGATGCCAGAAATTCGTTCCAAAGAATTGGAGCTTTTGGCGCAAGGTCTTAAACAAACCAAAGCGGAGGAAATGGCTGTATCATCCACGTTCTCAGCAATGTCCGATGGCGTAGCCAAAGGTATGAGCGACTTTTATTCATCGCCTGAAGGCCAAAAGATTTTCAAATCTAAAAGTGATGAAGAACAAGCGCGGTTAATAGAATTGATGCGCGACCATGTGAAGAAAACTAGCGATTTGCTGAAAGAAACTCCTGGACATTACGGCATAAACGAAGAGCGTGCAGCGTTGGCTAAAATGGCGAACACTCTGGCAATTATGGTAAAGAATCGGAATAAGACAAAAGTAACTCCGACAACCGATGTTCTTCGTAAGGACAATCCGGAAATTGCTAAGAAAATTGCGGACCTGAACCGCCAAGCAGAAGTTAAAAAAGCTGCTAAAGGCGGTCGTGTGGGTAAATCTGAAAGCCAAACCTTTGCAGAAAAGACTGCTGAATTCGCTGAAAAGAACGCCCGTGCTTTGGATAAATATACAGGCGATTGTGCTAAGTATATCAACCGTGCTGTGGAAGCGTTTGCTAAAGACTACAAACGAGCCGGAAGCGGTATCAATGTCGCTAGAAACGCGGTCGCAACAGGTAAGTATAAATGGGTTAAATTTGATGAGAACTATACACCGCAAGTAGGTGATATTCAATCAATGTCCTCTTGGACTAAATTGGGTCGCATACACGGACACAGTTCCATGTTCACTAAGAGTGGCTGGGTATCCGATGCTAAACAAAAAACCTATGGCGACGGTCGTATTGGTGCTGCAGGTTACGACCAATACAATAAACTGAAAAAGGGTATCGGTCAATTAATGATTGCCCGCCCTATTGACTCAAAAGTGGATAATCGTACTTATAATAAGATGTACGAACAACAAGAGAAAGCTCTTGAGAAGCAGATTGACTATTATAACCAAATCATTGAGAAAACCGAGAAGGAAATCCAGAATCTGACCCTTGTGGGTAATGCGCGTCTTGCTGACGTGAAAACAATGGAAATGATGGACGCCCTTAAACAGCACGATGTTGATTTAACCACAGAACAGGTTGCAAAAGTAGCGGAATTAGCCAAGAAATATGAAGAAGCTAAGGTTGCCCAAGAACTTCGTGAGGTTGCGGAAGGTCGTGAAAAAGAGTTGGCACACTTACGCGCCATTACTATCGAAGAAAAAGCTATTGCTGCATTCAATGATTACATTAACAGCAAACGTAAAGATGGTATCTTCTTTACAGAAGAACAGCTTGCTAAACTTAAAGACGAAAGCCTTGAACACGCTAAAATCCTGGAATTGGAACAGGCTAAACTGAATATTCATAAATCCCAAGTAGCCGAAGTTGAAAAACTCCGTATGGAACAACAGGCTATTATGGAAATGATGGCTTCAGGGGAAATTGGCGGTCAGTATGCTGGACGTAAAATGCTGGCAAATGAAACTGCTATTGGACGCGCTAATCAAGCTCAAGGATTAACAGCCGATGGTTCTGCTATGGGTAATTCATGGGAAGAAGTATTCGGCGCGATTATGCTGGGTAAAGACCAGTTGCTGGAAGGATATACCGGAACATTGAACGACCTTACAGACCAATTTGGTGCGTTCTTTACTAGCATTCAAGATGGTTTTGCGGACTCCATTGGTAGAGCTATCGTGCAAGGCGACAACTTGGGCGATAGTCTTAAGAATGCGGCTAAACAAGGCTTACAAAGTTTGATTTCAGGATTGGTCAAACTCGGTACTCAATGGGTTATCACTCAACTGTTGATGTCTAGTAGCAGTAAGGCGGCGGGTACTGCTGCAACCACACAAGGCACGGCGCAAGCTGCGAGCCTTACGAGCGCATACGCGCCCGCTGCAACCTTAGCGAATACCGCTACATTCGGTAGCGCGTCAGCAGCGGGTATGGCTGGCATGATGGCGGTGGTGTCATTAGCCGCCGCGTTGCCTGCTATGCTGGGTAAAGGGTTTATGACAGGTGGTTATACAGGCTCAATGGGTAAAGACCAGATTGCTGGTGTTGTACACGGTCAAGAGTATGTATTTGACGCTGATGCAACTCGTCGGATTGGTGTGCATAATCTGGAAGCTTTGCGAAACGGTAATTTGTCAGTATCTGGAAAAGCTGCCAAAGGTGGTTCTGTTTCTTCTGGTGTTAATATCACTATCCAAAACTATGCAAGCGGTGTAACGCACGAAGTGGAACAAATTGACGAAGATAACATTCGCATTATCGCCAGACAAGAAGCTCAAGCTGTGGTTAGCAGACAAGCTGGTCGCGTTGTTGCAGGGGAACTGGCTAATCCTAACAGTGCTGTTTCCCGAGCTATTTCCGACAACATTCAAGCTAAAAGGAGAACATCATGAGTCGCTTGGAAGAGTTTTTCCTTAAAGGTCGTAAAGACGTGGTGTACATTGAAACTATCGAAATTATCCATAGTCATTTTACAAAGCCTTTAAGGATTGTCCGTAACGTTACAAACGGTTGGACGGCTAAACTTGCCAACGGTGACGCGAATAGGGTACAATTTGATTACTTTCCCCTCAAGCTAGAAGTTGGTAGCAGTAAAACGGACTTGGACCAAACCTTGAATATTACCATCGGCGATTTAGGCGAGGTGTTACCACAAGAACTTGAACGTGCTTTTGAAAACGAAGGAATGTTGGCAAAGCCTATTCTCAAATATCGCTGTTATGCAAGTGATGACCCTGACTTTGTATTGTACGGACCAATTACCTTGCAGATTGATAGTTTTAACTACGACCAACAAGGCACAACATTCCAAGCAACTGCACCTAACGTGAACAAATCCAAAACAGGGGAATTATACTCAACCGTAAGATTTCCGTTCCTCAAGAGTTTGCTATGACATTGGACGATTTGCTCAATAAGCAATATGATAAAATGAATTACAACTGCTTCCATTTCATGATGGAAGCATTTGAGTATTTTTACGGCGTTGATATTAGCGAACAATTTAATAAGTTCTTAGAAGATGGTATGACCACACGCCGCCGGACAACCATGTTTCACAAGTGTGGTTATAAAGAAGCTCAAATCGTGTTGATTAACTATTGGGACGGACTTCACTGCGGTTTAATGGTTCACGGGCGTTTGTTGCACATAACAGACGAATACAACGTTAAATGGGAACCTTTAGAACAGGTTTCGATTTTTGCTTATAAGATAAGATATTATGAATACAATCAAAATCCTGCTCAACCCATTTGAACAAAGCGAATACGAAATTCACGAAACAGATAAACCTGTTGCAGAATACTTGTCAACTTTGTGGGATACATGGCCTCAAGACGCGCACTTGTTTCACAAGAGTGTGTCCGCTGAAAACGATGTCACCCCTTTTGACACTGACAGCATTAACGCTGTAAACGCGCTTACAGGCGAATTTTATGTAGTGGTAGTACCTAAAGAGGCGGTGTCAGCGTTTATGGCCATGTATGGTGCTTATGTGGCTATTGCTGTTGCGGTTGTAGCCGCTGTTGTTGTAGCTACAATGGCAAAAAATATACCAAACGCCGCAGCGATGGCAAATGCTACAAATCAATCAGGTAATAACGAATTATCACGACGTACAAATAAAGCGCGTGTCTGGAAACGCATTCCTGATATTTACGGAACTGTGCTGTCTGTCCCTGACCTTATCTCCAACCCTTATAAAATCTATGATAACCACATTGAGCGCGAATTCTCTTTGATGGCTATCGGTAGAGGTAAATATCACATTGCCAACTTAGCGGACATTAAGGACGATACTACGCCTATTCAAGAGATTGACGGTGCTAGTGTGGAAGTGTATGAACCATTCAACTTGACTACTCCGCAATATCGTGTAGGTAAACCAATCGACCAACAATTCTACAATGTTAAACGCTCAAACAGCGTGAACGGTCAAGTTTTGAAACCTTACAAGGGCACATCTTATGAGGGTGAACGTGGTATGCAGATTAGTCGTGATGGTACAATCCGCATACCGGACACTCGCGCTTCATTGTGGATACGAATGGCAGCAGGTCGAAATATGAATATTGATATGCCAGGATTCCGTCCGGGTAGTCAAGTTGATATGAAAGCAGTTGTCCGTACTATAACGGATATTCCTACTCAAGGGGTAAAGTTTAACCCTGAAAATAATGCTCTTATGTTCTATGGCGACGAAAGTAAGCTACAACAGATTAAAGCATTGCGGGCGGGTAGTACAATCTATCTCAACAGTCGCTTTGTGACTAAGGTTGTAGATAATCAATCATATACCGCTGGTTGTTCAGGTTTCTTTACTGTCAAATCCGTGACAGCTGTATTCGGACGTAAGCGTGAAAAATGGTGGTTGCAGAATAATGCTTTCTTAGGTTATCGTGTTGAAGTGCAGGAACCTGTTGCGGTTAGCGAAAGTATTAAATACCCTCATGAAACATTAGAATTAAAGCGAGCTGATTTTAGTGCGGATTTATCAGGTAGATATGAAGTCCTTTCTAATGTGAACAACGTACTCACTTTAAAGGATCCAGCTAAAGTTAATCCAGCATGGTCTACGTTACCAAATGCACCCTTGCAGACTGTGGGTAAAGCAAGCATTAAGGATATTGAAACGGAAGTTATCGGTCCGTTTGTATGTGATCACGCTGGTACTACTCAAATTATCGCCAATATTGTCGCTTTAAGTGGTTTATATTCACGAGATAAGGACGGCGAACAAGCCCTTAATGTTGGAGTAACCCTCAAAGCAATGCAAGTGGACAATCAAGGTAACATTGTAGGGGACACTTACGAAATAAGCGGCGTTGTCCAAGGAAAAGAGAAGTGGCAAGGTACACGCGCATTGACGCTAAGGCTTACTGTTCCAAAAGGTCGTTATAAAGTGCTATGTTACAGAACAACACCTACAAACGAAAACTTTGATGGGTCTTGGGTCGATGAGATTAAGTGGCGTGATTTGTATTATGGCTCAGAACTGGACATTGGTAATCCAGGAGATATTACTATTGTCAAATCAATTACTAATGCTACGGACGGCGCGTTGGCAGTTAAAGACCGCAAATTAAATCTTGTGGTTACTAGAATGTTACCGCAAAGAATCGGCACAAGAGAGTTCAGCACTACTTTGCATCCGACAAATTATGCTGCGGATATCTTTTGCGCCATCTGCTTAGACCCTAAAAATGGCGGTCGTACAATAGACGAAATTGATGTTGAGGGTATTTATGATACCTATGACAAGATTAAAAGTTATTTTGGCATATCGGACGTTGTTGAATTTGGATACACATTTGACGATGAAGATATGTCGTTTGAGGAAATGATTCAATCTGTTGCAGACGCTACATTTGCAACCGCTTACCGCACGGGTGAAAAGATTAAAATTGCTTCGGATACCAATGACAAACTTCCTGTAATGATTTTTAACCATCGCAACAAGATTCCAGGAAGTGAAACCCGAAGCATTAAGTTTGGCACTCAAAACGATTATGACGGTATTCAATATAAATATATTGACCCACAAGATGGTACACAAACCATTTATATGATTCCGGAAGACGGGTCTGCGCGTAAATACCAAAGCATTGAATCTTTAGGCGTTCGTAACCACAGGCAAGCATATCTACACGCTTGGCGGTTGTATAATATGCAGCGGTATAAACGAATAAGCGTCAAATTCAAAAGCCTTGCGGAAGCGGATTTGTTAGTTATTAATGACCGTATTGCAGTATCTGATAACACACGCGCCGCTTATGCGGAGGGCGAAGTGATTAAACAAGATGGTCTTAAAGTGTGGTTATCGGGAGAGGTAGTAGCCACAGCAGGTAATTATATCTTCTTCCAACATTGGAATAAGACAACCGAGTCTATCAAAATTGCTAAGGTGGAAGGGAACGTAATCACATTGGAACGCGCCCCAAGTCTGCAATTAGCAGCAGATGATTTAAACTACGTTAATTCCATGTACATCATTGAAGCAAGCGATAAAATTAGCCGTAACAAACAGTTCATACTTCAGGAGAAAAGTCCTGAAGACGATATGCAAGTTGAAGTAAAAGCTATCAACTATGATGAACGATATTACGCTAATGACCATGATTACATGAACGGTAACAATCCATATTCAGGTAAGGTAGTATAATGGAAAAGTTAAAACTTCAAGCCGATAGCAGTTCTTACAGTGTGCAGTTCTCAAATGAAAACACCGTTGTCAAATTGGACGGCGGTGCAAGCCGTGTTCGCAAGACTATGATTAAAGGGACACACACTGTAAACATTACACTGAAACTAAACCCAAAGTCCTATCAATACTTTATGGCGTTTTACCGTAAATCCACTTCTAACGGTGCTAAAAAGTTTTTAATGGACTTAATCATTGATGGTTTAAAGGACGAATATGTTTGCGTTATGTTGCCCAATAGCTTACAATTACAATCACAAACAGGTAACAGTTACGTCATCGTTTACACTGTAGAAGCAGAACAAAAAGAACACAATGCTGAAGATGACGAACGCATTATAGCAGGATTTAAATTATGAAGAAATTGCACTTACTTCCAGATTCTAACTCTTACAACGTTAAGTTCGGTGATGGTAACATCGCTACACGACTTAACGGTGGAGCTAGTCGTGTTCGCAAGGATACAGTGGATAACGTGCATTCTATCAATGTTGCTTTTAGTCTAAATAAAGAACAATATCAATATATGATGGCGTTCTACCGTCATATTACCAAACGCGGTGCATTACCTTTTCTGATGGATTTGATTACAGATGAGGGAAGTCCGCAAACCCACAAAGTCCAAATTGTTCCTAATACATTTCAATTAACTGAACAATCCGGACGTAAATATGGTGTTACTTTTACCGTAGAAGCTGAACCGCTCAATGAACACGCGGAAAGAGATACTCAACTCATCGCCAATTACGAATCTGGTAAACCGCTTCACACAGACCCTCAACAGGGCTGGGGTAACTTCTTCAAACCTACTGAACTGGATGAAAACGCTTCCAACGTTCAGGACGGTATCTATCGCATCAATGGTGATGTTGTTGTTAGTTTACGTGATGCTAAAGGCCGCATTTACCAAACAAGATACACCAAACAAGGCATCGATGTACGCTTCTTTGACACAAAATGGTCGACTTGGTTGAATATTGGCGGTAAACGATTGTTCCGCACATTTACAACCGCATATAAACACAATACGGGCGAAGTCGTTAAACAATTCGATGGCGCAGGCATTAACGGTAATTTACCTAATGGCGACTATGATGTTGTGGTTACTGAAGAATACGCGGACGGTAGCCAACAGGAAGTCGCGCGTACTCGCCAAGTCATCAATATCACTTCAGGTACTTTAACCACAATACCGTCTAATTACGCTATCTTTCTGCAATGGAGCGTTCCCGCTAAATCAGGCGGCTATACCGAAATCTGGGTATCCAACACGCCTGACTTATCCAACGCTAAGTTAATCAATGTTGTCGGCTGGCCTCTAGACAGTTATATGTACACTGGCGCAAGTCAACATGAAAACTATTATTTTTGGGTTAGACCTATTGATAAGCGTGGTATCGAGGGTGCGTTCACAGGTCCGGTAAAAGGTGAAGTAGCTACACCGTTTGAAGAGGATTTCCGCAACCTGCAAAACCAGCTTCAGGAATCACTTAACCAAGCTGACGCAAAAGCGGATAAAAAACTTCAGCAATTAGAAGCAGAGGTTAAGGATATTGTCCGCAAGACAACAAATACCCTTAACAGCGATATCCTTACTAGATTGGATAGTTTTGATAACAGGTTTAGAACAGAAGCCCAACAGCGAACCGAAGCATTGCAACGTGAAGCGGACGCTCGCACACGCGCAATCCAAACGGAACAATCCGCACGAGTCCAAGCGATTAAACAATCCTCGGACAAAGCTGCTGCGGATTTGTTGGCTAAAAGTAATCAACTTGGAACACGCATTACAACTGTTGAAACAGTCAACAACAACCAAACGCAACAGATTAATACTTTAACCACAAATCTGGGTAACGCTAACGCCGCTATTGAACGCGAAAGCAAAACACGCGCGGATGCTATTTCAGCTGAAGCCCGCACCCGCGAAACTTTGGTAGCTAAGATTAATAATAACACCGCTGCTATTAACGAAGAGAAAAAGGTTCGCGCTGAAAAGGATAGAAGTCAAGCAGAACAAACTACTCAACTTTCTTCACGCGTCGCTGGCGCAGAAGCGGATATTACTTCGCTCCGCAGAACTTATTCAGACTTTCAATCCAGCCAAGCTACGCAGTTGACAGAACTGAAAGCTGAATTTTCCAATATCAATGTCGGCGGTCGCAACCTTATTCGCAAGAGTAACCCAAACACTAACGACAGCCAATACCTACACGCATTCACTATTACAGAAGCTCCTAAGTTCGGGGAAGATGTAATTGTAACCTTATGGGGCGATTTGGGAGCAGGTCGTGATACATTTGGCATATTCAATTCACGCGGTTTTGGGGAATTAGCTCAACTGAAGAAGATTTCAGACGGCGTGTACCAAGCCAAGTTCAAGTGGGCGGACAATACTTACACAGGCGGAGATAAGTTATCAAACACTACTCTGAACGTTTACGCTTACCCAAACACATCAACATCAACCTTTAACATCAAAAAAGTTAAGTTTGAGAAAGGAACTGTACCTACAGACTGGACTCCCGCGCCAGAAGATACTGATGAAATTGTGGTTAATACTCAAGCGCAGATTACTCAATATGGAAACGCTTTAGCGCAAAAAGACCAAGCGTTAACAGAACAACTTCGTGAAGCTAATTCGCGCATTGGTCAAAACTCAAGTAAGATTACAAACTTGGAAACTACAAAAGCGACTAAAACCGAAGTATCTTCCTTAGCACGACAAAGTTTGCAATCACTGTGGGAAGCAACGGCGGACAATGCCAAAACTCAAGCGGTAAAAGCAGCGGAAGCGTATGCAACCAGCAAAGCGAATGATGCTCGAATTGCAGCAGAACAAGCGGCTCAAGCAAAAGCGGACGCGGCTAAAGCCCAAGCTATTGCTTCTGCTTCAGGTGATGCAACTTCCAAAGCGAATGCAGCTAAAGCCCAAGCTATTGCAGATGCAGCAGCTAAGGACGCTATTGTGAAGCAACAAGCGGCAGCAGACGCACAAGCGAAAGCTGATAAAGCATTACAAGATGCAAAAGCTCACGCTAATAATCTTCAAAAATCAACAGATGCGAAGATAACAAGATTGGAACACACCTTATCTGACGCTAAGGGTTCGTTTGCGACTAAAACTGAACAATTAGAAGCTAAAGTGAACAACGTCAAAATTGGTGGTCGCAACCTTGTTAAGGATAGTAATCCTAATGCAACGGATGCCAATTATCTACATTTGTTCAAAATTACCGAAGCTCCTAAGTTTGGAGATGATGTTGTCGTTACCCTGTGGGGAGAATTAGGTCAAGGTCGCACGGATTTTGCCGTGTACAATAGCGAGGGCTGGGGCGAGCTTGCCAAACTGAAAAAGGTTAGTGACGGTATCTACCAAGCGCAGTTTAAATGGGAAGATAACACTTATACTGGACGTAACAAAACGACCAACGTTAACTTGAACGTTTACGCTTATCCACAATCAGCTACTTCAAACAATACCATTAAAAAGGTTAAGTTTGAACGTGGTACTATCGGCACGGACTGGACTCCTGCACCTGAAGATGTAGGTATTGAAGTTGATAAGACTAAAGCAACAATCAACGAGTTTAAACAGGTTCAAGCAACCAAAGATGAAGCAAGTGCAAGAAAGCAAACGGAACTTACTTCTAAAGTTAACGGCTTAACCACAAAAGTAGAAACCAATACTTCCACAATAAACGGCGTATCTGCTGAGAAAACCGTATTCATTGATAACAACGGTTACTTGACAGGTTACAAATTGCTGTCAGACCGTAATAGCGGCCAACCGCGAGGTGAAATTTACTTCTCTGTAGATAAGTTCAAAGTCGGTAAGCCTGGATACAATAACATTACACCCTTTACAATTGACACCGCTAACCGTATAATCGCTATTGACGGCAGCCTTGTGGTTAACGGAGAGGCATTGATTCGCAAATTAAATGCAGGGGTCATTGACGCGGCTAAGATTAAAGCAGAGAGTATTGATTCCAGCCACATTGCTGCTAATGCTATCACGGCTGATAAAATCGGCGCAGGGCAAATTACCGCTCAGAAGATTGCAAGTAGAGCGATTACAGCTGACCATATTGCAAGTAATTCGATTTCTACTGATAAATTAATTACTGGTTCTGTTACCGCTGCAAAAATTGCCACAGCTTCTATCACAGCAGACAAAATGCACATTGAGAATTTGTCAGCTTTAAGTAGTGATTTAGGCAATATAAGAGGTGGTGATATTAATATCGGTGGCGGTGCGTTTACAGTTAATCGCAACGGCGACTTATATGCTCGCAACGGACGCTTCGAAGGGACTGTTTATGCAGATAAAATTGAAGGCGATGTTCTGAAATTTTATCCGTTCAGTAAAGCTAACACTGGGCGTTACCGTTTAGTCTATACAAATACTAGTCAAAAAGATGTTTTATTGAGCCTACAAAACCTATCGTTTTTAACACCTAATTCAAAATCCAGCTACTGGGTAAGGATTAAAATTAACGGTCAACAAGTATATCGGCAAGAATTCTGGTCTATATTTAGTCATAGTACGGGTGGTAGATACGGTGGTGATGTTTATAGAGGGATATTTTATAACATACCTTTTATCTATATTGCAAACGGGAATACGACAAGTGAAATTATAATTGAAGTAGATCATCAAACTGATTACAATACATCCGCTGTAGATATCATATCTATACCTTATATCTTAGCTGCAAGAATTTAATTCACAACAAGGAGACAATCATGTCACAAACTCAAATTATCGGAGTTCTACTTGAACAAGTTGACGATGAAACAGATGTAACCTGTAAATTCCACCGCGTTACGTCCTACTATGTAAACAAAGAAAGCAACATCGTTCAAGCAACGTTGCGTTCTTACGTTTCTCAAAAATCATGGGAAAACGGTAAATCGCCAGTAGGTGCATTGGGCATTGAAGTACAAATCAACGCTGCGCCACAAAGTAACGAAAGTGCTGAAGAGTTTATCTATAACCATTTAACAGAAGCATTGAACCCTGTAACTGGGGAAGAGTCAGTTCTGAAAACCGCCCAACTGGTTACTAAATCAGTTGGAGCGCAGGCATCAGAAGTTTAATAAAGTAGAAGCAGTTTATGGAAACATAGGCTGCTTCCGTATAATTACGAAACGGATAAATGATGGATCTGATCACTAAAGTTGAAGATTACAGCTTCTATAATCGAGAGGACAAAGCCCTCGTCATGCAACGTCAGAACGATGTTGTGGTTATTAATTCCGTATCCGACATTCCAAAAGACGTTCGTGAAAACCTGAACAACATTCTGGAAGGTAAAGGCGTAACCACAGGTAAGGACTACACTTCCAACAGTACATTCGAGCTTTTGCTTGAGATTAAACGTGCAGCGGAAGAGGGTGATTTTATTCGCCTGCAAGAGAAAGAGTACGTTCTCGAATCTCAAATCAAAATTACAAAAGCCAACAATAACCGGATTAAAGGTATCAAAGGCGCTGGTAAAGGTAAGTCCATTCTGAAGTTTAATTGGGCGCAAGAATACGATTGGGATAGCAATACCAACAAAACGGACAGCCGTCTGTCTTGCGGTATTCTTGCTCATAAAGTCGAGGATAAAGTCTTTGAGGACTTTACAATCAAATACGAGGGCGAATTCTACCGTCCAGACGATGTTTACTTCGGTCAAATTTCGTGCCTTGCGCTTATGGACACTAAACGTTGCCGTGTCGAACGTGTTGAAGCTTGCGGCGGTAATCGTGCAGGTATCTTTGTCGGTGCAATTAGCCCTGAAACTTTGCAAGAAAACTTTGATTTCTACACTGGTAAAGTTAAACTGGACGACCTTAAATATCGCGGCGAAGACAATGTGGTTATTGATTGTCATACTCACCACAACCGCAGCGCAGGCGTTCTCGTTCAAAATCAAAAAGGCAATATTGTTCGCGGCTGTTTGTGCGAATTTAACGGTCACGAAGCCAGCGGCGGCACGGGTTACGGCATCACTGCTTTCAGCGGTTCAGTTAACGCTTCGGTCACTTGGACAGGTAACACAACCCGTTCAAACTATCGTAAAGGTTTAGACACGCACGATGCTTGCGACGCTGAAATTAGCGACAACACATCTGATGGTGACCGCTTCTTTGGTGTGGCTATCGAGGGTCGCGGTTATCCTCAACGTAACATCCGCATCCTCCGTAACAAGCTGATCAATAACCCGAACTTCATTCTGGAACGTGACGTAACCCACAAACCGTGGACAACGTTTGCCAGCCCGGACAATCCATACCGTAACTTCGACTACTATCAGTGGACTGGTGTGCGTGTGGAAAACAAACCGCAGCCAAACCAAACATGGAAGAACCAACCTGACGTGGATATCCTTATCGAGGGTAACACTGTTGAGGGTGTGGATTGGACTGGTCGTAAAGGTCATCGTGTGTTTGAGTGGCGCAATAACGAGGGTGCGAAACACGTTAAGACCAATGTTGTTATCAAAAACAACACGGTAACAGGTAAACGTATCCACCACATTTTCTTTGCTTCCGCAGACGGTAATGCCCACATTGGTCTTGGTAAAATCGAGTTCGCTCATAATACCATTACCTACGAAGAGGGTATGGATACGCCTATTTTCCTGCAAGAGAAAAACGGTTCGGCTGTTATTCCAAATGATATGCCAATCCATATTCACCACAATGTCATCAAGGCAGGTAAGAACGTTTCTTGGTCTCAATTCCTTTACATTCAATGTCCTCGACATCCGCTTGTTATTGTTGAGGATAACGAGTTGCACTATACGACAAACAGTGTGCGCCGTGTTGTCGCGCTTGAAAACGATGAACCTGGAAGCATTCACCTTAACTTGATGAACAACAAGTTTGTTTGTGACCGTCCAAAAGACGAGTTTATGGCTCAATTCCTGCTGAACAGCAAAATGCCGCTGAACCGCGCATTTGTGTCCGGTAACACTTACAACGGCGAAGCGATTACCGTTGCAGGCACGGCGACCGAGAAGTTCACAATGGAATCCACTGTGGTTAAAGTTGTCACCTTTGAAGATAGTTACGTTAAGCCTACATTAAACGGAACTGTACCCACACCGATTGATGAACTCGATTGGGCGAATGCTACTAGCGAGGAAATTCCAATCAAAGGTAAGACTACTAAAGTTACAAAAGCAGGTTCTTACCCGCCGCGCGGATATGAGGGTTTGGTTGATGTTGCTAACAAATACATCCGCGCACGACTTCGTGACGAAGAAGCTTCCGCTGGTGTTTATGGTTTGATGCCTGTTACAAAATCCGCAAAAGCCAGTCTCATGATGGAAATTACCATTAAGAGTCTCGGCGGTCGTCCGACAGGAACTTCGTTTGTTGGCTTCGCTAATAAAAACGGCGAAAACTTAGTAGGCGTTGCGGGCGGATTTGGTATTCAGCGTGGTGGACGAGACGACCTGTTCACAATGAAACGTCAAGACCGTATGTACGTCAACGGCGTTCCTTATACAGGACAAGAGTTGAAGCTGAATACCAAGTACGTTATCACTATGACACATCTGTCCGACATCGAACTTGTTACTTTGGGTTCTATTTGGAACGGTAATGGCCAAGTGAGTGCTGATATTTACAACGTCATGTACTACAACAAGGAACTGACAGCCGCTGAAGTTGGTAACGCATACTTAGCCTTAAAAGGCGAGGCAGCCGCACCCGCTGCCAGTGGGGAGCAAGCAACGCCAGCAAGCCCGCCAGCAGCCGCGCCAGCGGCAAGCGGGCAGCCAGCCAGCCCTGCACCTGCTACACCTAAAAAACTTGTCACGTTTAATATTCGCGACAATGTGGCTATCGGTGCAAAATCCGTTACAAACGCGGATGGCGTTAAGGTAACAGTAGAACCGTCTATGAACACTAATACTGTCGGTCCTCAATTTAACGGTATGGTTCAGGAAGACGGCGGCCACAGGGTATTAGTCAACAACCTGAAAGACCGCGAAACTAAGTATCTTGGCACTTATATAGACTTTGAAAATCTGCCGTTTGTTGCGGGTGATGAAGTCAAGTTGGTTGCCCCTATCAAATTCACAGGTATGGGCAATCGTAAGGTCGCCAGTGCCGTTGTAGCTTTTGCTGATGGTGACGGTCCAGACTTGGTTTATGATGAACGTACAACACCTTACACTATCAAAGGTGGTTCAGGTAAAATCAACGGAACTGTTACTTCTCCAGCCTTAGCTGTTGAACGTGATAAATGGTATCTGTTGGAATTTACTGTAACTTGGACAGCAGGTATGAAACTCCGTATCGGCGCACCATACAGCGGCAACGGATGTGTGGAAATGAAAGTTGGCGAAGGATTCTTTATTACCGCAGGCGAAGTTACTGGAAAAACAGAACTTGCTGCAAAATACGGAATTACTTTGTAAAAATAAAAGGGCGCGTTATGCGCCCTTTTATTATGCAAACCGGAAAGGAACACCCATATTAGCGGCTAACTCAATCGCTTCAGGAATTGTGCAGATTTCCACTTTAGTCAAGCCTTTCTGGTCATTTTCCAGATAAACTTCAATTTCGTTACCGGTAGTATAGATTGAGACATAAACCTGTTTAGGGTCGGTCAATTCATATTTTTGAACAGAATACATTTTATCGTCCTAAGTTAAAAATTAGCCATAATAAAAGGAACAGTATTAACAGTCCTTCTGGCGAAGTAAAATCCCACATTATTTGCACTCTTTGTCGAAAGTACCTAAATAATCTGGGTGCGAACCCTCTTGAACGCCTTTACAATAGCGAGCTTGGCTGTCCAATTCGTCATCGTATGAGCAAGAGGAAATAATTAAAAATGAACCTAATGCAAAAACAGCAATAATATATTTAAAGACCTGCATTTGTAGCTCCGTGCCGCGCGTATGCGGGGCGTTTGTGGTTAAAGTAAGGGTAAGTATAGGGCGGGTAGCTAAATGCGCTGTAACACGCCCTATTGCTTATTTAATAAATGTAGTATAAAGTGGTTCTAAACAGACTACAAATACAATAACCTAACTTTACAAATCTGCATCTCTGTCTTTAAACCGTAACTCAACCTGTCGTTTAATCCGCTTTTGTGTAACCTCACGCTTTTCAGGTTTTCGGAACCCACCAAGTAGAATAGCCCGTTCTTCTTGTAAATTACGAATAAACTCACGCTGACGTCTTCTAACTGTATCCGACATTTTGTGTCTCCTGTTTAATTAACTTCTAAAGCGTCTAATATCTGTTACACGCCAACCTTGCTTAAACTCTTCAAGAGTCTGATTCAACGGCATCCAATATTTCTCTTTGCAATTAGGGCATCGTGCGTGAAGTCGCCCGTGATGCACCATGCCATCAATAACCACATACGGCGCAGAGGAATCCAGCCTTTCACTAGCTATCAACAAGTACGTTCCTTGTTCGTCTTGCAAAAGGCGGATAACGGTATAAAGTTTGCCGTCATTTTTCGCTTCAATTTTCATGAACTGCTCCAATTTCTTTTAGGATTTTGTGTGCCTCTTCGATATACCAAGTGTGGTTAATATCGTCTGGAAATTCACTTGGTAATGTTAGGCACGGTTTAGCACCGTCTGTTCGAGGTACTTTCTTTCCAGACTTAGCATACACAATTTCTCCGTCCATATTTTTGGCATAATACCAACGGATAGATTTACCTAAGTAGTCTGTTTTGTCAGGATATACTTTAACCGCCCCACCTGTAACACTACGGACGGTCAGGAACTTAGTTATGTCCTTGCAATTTAAAATGTAATCGTCCACGAGCCTACCTGTGGTTAAATAAGAACACACGGCATCAATGCAGACGATGTTTGTAGGGTTTTTCTTCAGACGGTCAGCCAAGTTTTTAGTGTCAGACCACGGATTAGCAAACGCGCCTTTAGTTTTAACAGACCCGTCAGGTTTAACCGCGATGTAGTTATTTACATCTCTTGAGTATATAGCAGAATAAACAGTTTCTTCTGTTTGGAAAGCACAATCCAGTTCCCACTGTTTAACAATGGCTTCCATTGTATCCTGCATTGTGCGTTTGCAATGGATAACAATGCCGTCAGTGTTTGCGCTAACCACACGGATTCCAGCCAACTCAAGCCGTTCGATTAACATCAGCAAGGATAGCTGTCCTGTCAGTGTAGTTTGGATAATAAGTTTAGGAGAATAAACAATAGAATATTTAGAACCAAATTTACCGTAAGAACCATTAATTACGATTTTAAGGCTGTCTGCTACAACCTTGTCGCCGCGAGCTTTTGCATCAACACGACGGTTTACAATGGCACGGTAAATTTGCAGGAATATTGGACCAAGATGTTCAGGGTATAACCCTTGATTAAGAATAATGTAGGGATAGAAAGACGTTACGTCCTTATCCCTGAGAATGTACTCTTCGTCCTCTTTTACGCTTTGGCATTTTTCGGTCGAGTGTAACCCACCAATACCCATGCGATAAACGGACGTATTAATTTCCAGAAGTAAGTTTTTAATGGATGGCGGCAAGTCGATTGCACCACTTTCTCCAACTTCAAAAACACTGTTTTGGATAATTTCCAAAGCCCTTTGCATTAACGGCGTTTGGAACTTAATAAAGTGAGGCGTGTCATATTTGTATTGCGTACCGATGGGGATTTCGACACGCTTCGCGCGCCTACCTGTTGCGCGATAATACTCGGCAGCAATAACTGCTTCAGCAATTTGCGCGTCAGATTTTGAACGCAAGTCCACGCCCTCTTCGTTGGACATTACATAACGCAGATTCAAATGTTCTTGAAGTGTTTGGTGCAGAAAACCTGTCGCTACTAAGTCGGCTTCCACGTTATACCATTTAACAATGTCCATTTGTTCACGGGACAAGTTTTGGTTAACTTCAAACGGCAAGTCCTCAAGACGTGGCGTGTGCAAACGTCCGCCGTAAATTTTAAGGGAAGAGAAAGAGGGTGCAACTTCGATAAGGTCGATATTATCCCAAGCTGGCATTTTAACGCCGAAATGTTTTAATACGTCCGACGGGCGCATTTGCTGGGCGACAATCATATCGCTGGCTTGTTTGAGTAAGCCGTTATTTGCTCCATTTACGGCAAGGGCAGTTATAGGTAAGTCATAATTCAGGCTGTTAAAGCCGACTGTGGTAAAATTATCCAGAATCCATTTTAACTTACCAGCTTCAAAATCACTGTCCTTTGTCATTTCAAAATAGACGAGTTTACCGGAAACAACGCTACGGAAAGAGGCTAAGAAATAATTTGGATATGTCTCAATGTCGAACAATAAGCGTTCTTTATTACCACAAGCAGCAAGCAGTTCCATGTCGTTCATCAACGGAACTTGCATATTTTGAGCTTCTTCCAAATTTGGCAAATAGTCTGGTGATAACCACACGGGTTCAGGCGGTTCAACTTTCGCTTTTACTTTTTGCTTTTTCTTTTCAGAACGTATAACATGAGGTACATCCTCCCAAAATAAACCAACTGCATCTTTTCTCATTCTTTCATTCCAATAATCAAACCGCGCAAATTGTCCCCAAAGAACGCGCAAGGTTTAGGATATGTTGTAAGGTCTATCTGCTTTGCAACGCCTTTTAACAAAGCGAACATTTCATGGCGGTAAATGCCTTTTAAGGTTTGGTCGCTTATGGCGTATGTTGCACCTGTGGTTAAATCGGATTCAGTGGACATAACACCATTTGCAAAATGGATTTTGCCAAACTTACCGACAAATGGTTTAATTGTTTCCAAGCCCTCAAATACATCTTCTTTTAAAGAGTGAGGATTGCTTTTTTGTCCGTCCAGTAAGGCAACGTAATCTGGGCAGTTATCCTCAAGAAGCTGCGTCCTCAACCATCTGTCGCCGCTGTAAACAAAAGTAATGCTATTGTCATGAAGCATCATTCCCATCGGTGCTTCCTTAATGCGTAACATTTCTTTTACGGCAGCACTTGGAATATTCACACGTTTTGGAAACGGAGTACCTAACCAGTATTGGACAAGGCAGACATTATTTGTGGCAAAAGCGGAAGAACTGTCCAGCAATACGCCCATACCCCACGCACGAGAAGCGTCGTTACCAATAAAAGGTAAAAGGACGTGGAACGCCTTTACAACGTCCTCGCCGTTAATTGGAACTTCTACACCCTCTGGATGAATATCCAACCATGCACCGTCCAAGCAGTTAACAAATGCTTTAAACTTGCCGGACTGGATTCGCAACCTGTTTGTGTCCGTCATTGTGATACTAACGGTCTCTTGGCATTTTGAGATAGCTTTTACCATATCTTCTGCTTTTGGCTTACAGTCGATATCGAGAGGTATTGGGCAGGATAAAGCAAGCTGTCCGTTAAAAGCGGTAATGCGCCCGTTTTTGATTTCAAAGTGTGTCATTTCAGGAACAAAGTCCTTTTTAGCAACAGCACCCTGAACAAATTTTAATGAATCTAACATCAGAATAACTCCTGATTGTGAGCTTTGAAATGGTTGTAATCGTTAGCCGCGTTCATCATCGCATTAATTACACCATAAGCCCAAAGATTGTATGCCATGCGACTTTGGTAAACTGTCGACAGCCTTTCGTAAGTGAAGCCCGCACGTTCCAAAGCCTCTAAAACTTTGTCTTGTTCAGCAGGCGTTAATGTGGACAAGTGCATACCCGCATCGTGCCGTTGAGGGGACCTATCGGATATTGCTATTGGTCCGAATTCTGGCGTTACAATAGAACCAAAAGAACCAGCTTGAATCCAAGAGGACGAGTCGCAACTCCACCACGGATATCGTTCCATAATTGGAATCGAGGTAATGCCGAAGCCATGCACTTTTAAGCGAGGTCGTCCTGAACCGTCGACAAGGAATTTATCCCAAACCCTGTCTAACCACAACATAAGCTGTTTGGTGGAACTTCCTACCATGCCGCCCAAACTGATATAGTCGTAGTTTTGAATGTACCATTCCAGATAACGTTCGTCTTCGCCAGCGTGGAAACACGGCATAGGCTTCACGCCCAACGCTTCCATGGACAACTGGTTACGATACGTTTCCAGTGGGTCACCAATGCCGTCCAATACGGCAGCCATTAAAACGCCGTCCTCAACACGAAGAATGTCGATATTGCGTTTAATGTAATCCACATAGGTTGGTAGATGGATTTTTGCTCCAAGTGTGTACGCCGAGAATGCGCCACTGTCAAGAAATATCTTTGCGCCGTCCTCGCGCATACCTTTCACATACTTGTCTTTCCAGACGTAGTGGTAAGACTCAAGAATGTTTGGTAAATTGGATACGATATTACGTTCATGTTCGTTTAGCACGTCCCAACGAATAGGGCTGTGCATACCTGGAACATATTCGTTCGTATATACGGCAGCCGTGTATAATTTCATTCTAAAACCTCTAATTTGTAAAACGGCATAAATGTATTATGCCGTTTATCCGTTTAATCTGCAAGTATCAGTTTGCCAAGTTTAAAAACTCGGCGCGTGTTTGGGGTTCGTCGCGAATTGCACCACGCAAAGCGGAAGTAATTGTTTCAGCACCTTGTGTCTCAATACCGCGACTTTCCATGCACATATGACGGCATTTGATAAGCACACCCACCCCCAACGGTTGCAAATGCTCCTCAATAGCGTCAGCGATTTGCTGTGTCAAACGCTCTTGCACCTGCAAACGGCGGGCGAAGATGTTCGCTACACGTTTTAACTTCGACAAACCGACAACTTTACCGTTTGGGATATAAGCAATGGTTGCTGTACCGAAGAACGGCGCAAGGTGATGTTCACAATGGCTGTAAATCGGCATATCCTTGACGATAACCATTTGGTCGTATTTTTCCGCACCGTCCTCAAAAACTTTAAGAACATCCGCAGGGTTTTGTTCATAACCTTGCGTCCAAAATTCCCATGCTTTTAAGGCGCGGGCAGGCGTTTCAATCAGGCCGCCACGTTCAGGGTTCTCCCCGAGAACTTTCAAAAGCTCGCGGAAAACTTGTTCCTCTTTACGATGGGTTGTCTTGCATTTTTCACACATAGTTGTTCCTTAATCCATAAACGGCATTAAGCCGCGAGATTGTTGAGATTTATCTGTGGTTACTGTTGCCGCGCATTTGCGTGTCTCTTCAATAGTAACTTGAGTTACCGTCACGCCTGTGCCTTTTAACTGGGCAGGGGCAACGACTTTAATCAAATGTTCAGCAAGGTTTTCTGCAGTAGGATTGAAATCCAACCATACAAGGGATTCGTTAAACTGTTCACGTTCTTGTTTCAACGAATAATCGTTGTTGTTAATAAGACCGTGCATAGCGCAAACCATAGGGTCTTTTTCCCACACGAGGAACTTGTGATCCCAGTTCTTTTCTAACCACATACAAAGGCGGTCTTTTACAACGGAGAAATCAATGACCCGACCCAAATCGTCCAGCTTGTCTGCTTCACAAGTGAAATGGATACGGTAGTTATGACCGTGCAGATGGCGGCACTTACCCTCATGTCCTACGACACGATGCCCTGCACAAATATCGTGGTAACGAGTGATGGACGTTTTAGTCATTATTCGCTTCTTTCTGCCGTTGCAACGTGGCGACCTGTTAAAAGACTAACTTCACATTTGATTGCGTTAGGATATGTTTCCAACACGTCCTTAGCAATGTCTTCCATAAACATACGCTTCATGGAATAATTCTTGCGTAACTCTTTACGCACTTTGAACAGTTCCTCAAAACCGTCAAAAGTTACATAAATGTAAATAACGTCCGGCAAAACCGCCAAAGGACAACGAGTAATAATCGGCAACCATGTAGACACGCGAGTTGTCATTTTAAAACTAGACATAATAATACGCTCCATAAAACGGCTAAGAATAAGCCAAGATAAAAAGATGAGTTGAAGAATTCCCATTCAGGCATAAAACTAAACCTTTTAGGGTGCGGGTATAGTAGCACACTTCCCCACTCTTTGCCATGCGTAAATAAATCCAAATAGAGATGGCTCAAATACGCTAAAAATAAACCTGCGTTGCCGTAAAGGGCATAGCCTGCTATACCCACAATAACAGCCGCTGCTAGGCTGTGTGTTGCATTGTAGGCGGGCGGCGGGCTTTGGTAACGATTTACCCTCATAATAGGCAAATCGGCGGCTATACCTGCTATTGCGCCAGCAATAGGGTGTCCAAAAAAGCTTCCAGTGTACGCACCTACAACGGCATGAGTAATGATATCCATTTAAATACCGATAATCGCTTGAGTTTCATCAAAGAGTTCTTCGCGGTAATTTCGTGTTGTCGGCATCGGCATTAAGCCCTCAACAACAGCGCGAACAACCAACGGGTCGGGTAATCCGGCTTCTAAAAAGCCTTGCGCCCGCAGGATATTACTGTGGTTATTATCAGTCGGCGGGTATTTGCCATCGTAAGACGTGTGAGAATATGCCAACGCTTTCCAACAATCTGGCATCTCATACGCCATTTCGACAGTTTCGCATTTAGTGTTAAACAACAACGCAACAACTTGGAAATTATCTACACCCAAAGATGTGCTGGCGGCATGGTTAAAGGCTTCCAAAAACTGTGCTGTACAGTCAGGATAGTTTGCATTGTCCGTTGCACAAATACCTGTAACCAAAGTATCGCAACCGAGATAGATTGCGCGGTTCATTGCGATTGTGAAGAACAGCATATTACGCATCGGAACAAAAGTGGATTCAACTTTTGTGCCAACAGTTTTTTCCATTTGTTCAAACGATTCGTATTTTTCCAATTTTGTATCGGAAGTCAACGGGCTTGTGGATTTCAGGCAGTCCGGAATTTTAATAAATTCGTGAGATGCAACACCTGCAATCTCGGCAACTTTTTGGGCTGCATCAAGTTCGATAACATGACGTTGTCCATAATAAAACGTTACGGCGTGTACTTCGTCAAAGTGCTTTTTCGCCCAGAACAGACAAGTGGTAGAATCTTGTCCACCGGACAGAATCACTAATGCTTTACTCATTGTGGTTACTCCATGTTGATAATCTTGTGGGTTTGGATTTGAAGCGTATAACCGCCTTTAAGACAGCTGTTGATAGCTTCTTGCAAATTCAATTTGTTCTTAGCTTCATCTTGTTCGTCCATCGGTTGAACGTAAATTGTTCGTTCAAATTCAGGGGACGGACGTGCAACTTTCACGCCAACAGGATGGTCTAAGCTGTGGATAGGTAAGTAGTCCATTGGATCCACATCATTGTGCTTAATCACATATTTAAGGGCGCAGGCGTATTTACGGATTAGTGGGTTGATACTACCGGATTTAGGGGAACAAACGATGTAAACGGCGGATATACCTTGAACGTTCATGTTTGTTACAAATGAAGTATAATGATAATTCTCTTCTACGCCATTGTCAAATGGAACAGGTGGTAATGTGCCATTTGTTTCAATCTGGACTTTCATACCCATTTTAATGAGTATTTCCAAAAGATAACGAATATTGTATTGGCGAAATGGTTCGCCTCCCGTGATAACCACAAGAGTGTCCCTAGTTGACAATTCCAAAATCTTAGCAACAATTTCTTGGGCGGACATAAAGTGGCGTTTAGACGTGTAGTCTGTATCACAACCTGGACATTGCAAGTTACAACCTGCTAAACGGACAAATACAGCTGGACGACCTGTAAACGGACCTTCACCTTGTATTGTGTAAAAGATAGAATGAACTGCAATAGCTCGATGGGGTGGTTGGAAAAACTTCTCAATAGGTTGAATGTTTATCATTTCTGTAACCTTTATTCACGATTAAGGCGCGTGGGTTTCATAGGGTTGCACACGCCTTAAACTAATTTACCGGATTATTGCTGCGGTTGCTCTTTTTCAGCTTCAGCTTTGGCAGCAGCTTTTGCTTCTGCTTCAGCTTGCTTTTTAGCAGCCTTTTCAGCTTCTTTTGCTTCTTTGGCGGCTTTGCGCTCTGCTTCTTTTTTGGCTTTGGCTTCAGCTTTAGCAGCTTCAGCGGCAGCTTTCTTTTCGGCAGCGGCAGGGTTTTCAATACGACCTGTTACGTTGTAGAATTTACGCCAGCGGGCATATTCCACACGAACGTTAGTCGGGTTCAAACCGCGTTCAATGGCAATCGGCAAGCATTCGCCAATAGCCGCAGGAGAACCTTTAGCTGCGGAAACTTCGTCAAAGATAGCCCACGCTTGGCCGCACAAAGTTTCAGGTTTTGGACGTCGAATACCATTTTGCATCGGCATACGGTTTGCTTCTTTAGCAGCTTTGGCGGCCTCCTTAGCTTTAGCAGCTTCTTCTGCTTTAGCAGCTTTGGCGGCTTCGCGTTCGGCTTTGGCTTGCTCTTTGGCAGCAGCTTTTTCTGCAGCTTTTTGAGCTTTTTCAGCTTCCTTAGCGGCTTTTTCGGCTTCTTTCTTAGCCTTAGCTTCTGCTTTGGCTTGTTCTTTGTTGGCGGCTTCTGCTTGGTCTTGCAGTGCTTTTTCCATTTCGTTTGAAACGCTCATGATATTTCCTTTTTGTTGGTTAATGAAACAGGTGTTTTGTTTAGGTGTTGCAAGTATAACCCTAATCACAAGTGATGTGCAGATTTTATTTGTAAATTATTGTAAACGTTGTTTCTGCCATTTGCCAAGCTCATTTGAAGCACTGTTACGCTTAATCCCGTCCTCTTCCAGCGTGTTCATAATCTCTTTGCGTAACTTGAGAACTGTGGTTAAATCTGTCGGTTTACCAGCGGCTTCCCACATTTGGTCTGCTTTTTCCCAAATTGCGTCGCGCACTCCAGAACTTCTGGTTTTTAGCGTCATTTGGCGATACTGCTCGCTTTGCTCTATTTGCGTTATAGCGGGCGTTTGTTGCATGGCAAGGGTAACGGTAGGGGCGGTTGTATTTTGCGCCTGTGGCGTTAACGGCGGGGGCGCGGTGGGCTGTTTACGCTTGGTTATTGCGCCTTTAATGTATTTGTAAGCATGGTTGTCAGTAGGACGAATCACACTAGCCTGCAATTTAAGTTCGCTTTCGTCCACATCAACAACAGGCATAGCGTCAATATAACCACAAAGGACTTCTTCATGGTTCTCATGCAACTTGTCCGGCGCGTATTTACGAACCATCATTTTCTTTTCCAGTTCCGTTAAACCTCGCACCGCTGCAACGGTATCCAATATTTTAACAAAAGACTTTGGAACTTCAACATGGGCAAGGTTAAATAAAACAGATGTTTTATAATGCTTATGTAAAAATTCCAAATTTTGCATATCAATAGAAACAAACATAGTTCACTCCTTAAAACGGGATATCATCAATAATTAACGGTTCGTTAGGAGATGTTGTTTTAACGTCATAGTTCTCAGTGTTTGGGCGGAAGCCATCATCTTCGTCAACACCGAAAGCCGTACCATCAAAACAGGTTGCTAAAATTTCAGGATACTTTTTGTTAGTCCACACTCGCAAATGTGTTGGAACTTTCAAAAGATTAGTCATTTCCAAAGCCTGTTCGGTTTTCTCTGGAACAGGAATATCTGTTCTTGCTCTCCACCAATCGCGGGCTTTTTTGCCTGCATAGTTGATATGCTCAATGCACACATATTCCGAAAAGCATTTATAACCACAATAATAAGACACTTTCATCATCGGCGGTCGCCCGTCCTTACGATGTGTTGAGTATGCAATGTGGTCTATTTTAAATACTTCCACAACAGGCATATCACCTTTGATAAGCTCTTTGGTGGACGCACCTTGTTTCAGTTTGGTTTCAAATACAAACTCATGGTCGCATTGCATACCGTCCTTATCTACACCTGTACAAAAGCGAACAGAAGCGTGTTGCCATGTTCTACACTTAGGACATTCTTTTACAGGCGGCGGTCCGGATTTAGAACCCTTTTTGCGAGGAACGACAGGGTCGTTAATTGCGCCTAAGCGTCTGGTATTATCTGCAAAGTCCAAAACTAAACAGTTTTCTTTTCCGGGACAAGGCCTAGTGCCTCGCCCTAACATTTGCACCCATAATACAGGAGAAGCCGTTGGACGTAAACACAAGATTAAGTCGATAGGCGGATGGTCAAACCCTGTGGTTAAAACGCCGTTATTCGTAATCGCACGATATTTACCGCTTTTGAATCCTGCGATAGCTTCGTCGCGTTCGCTGTTGCTCATTTTGCTATGCACTGCAACGGCAGGCACGCCCATGTCGTTCAAAATGTCAGCGGCGTTTTTGGCGTGTTCAATCCCCGCACAAAATACAAGCCAGCTTCGTCTATCCTCGCCCTCTTCGAGTGTCTCTTTAATTGCCTGAACGGTAATTTCGTGCTTATCTACTGCATATTGCAGTTCTTTTTCGATAAACTCTCCACCACGCATATGGACACCATCAATGTCGAGTTTGTAATTAGTGGAACGAGGAATTAACGGTGCAAGATAACCCTCTGCAATGAAGCGATTGAAACATTCCACTGTGGTTAAATCAATACAAATGTCCGTAAACAATGGCGGACTTTCAGAACCGTCTTTTAAAACTTTTCCGTCTGTTAATTTACCATGCCCTAAACGATACGGAGTCGCCGTTAATCCAATAACCTTAATGTACGGATTAATTTTTTTAAGTTCACCAATAAACTTCTGATACATTGTTTCGTCATTAGGGCTTACCAAGTGAGCTTCGTCAATAATGATTAAGTCAATGTGTCCAAATAAGTGCGCTTTTTTGGCAACGGAAGCGATACCAGCGAAAGTGATAGGCGCGTGTACGTCCTTGCGATTTAAACCTGCGGAATAAATCCCAGCAGGTGCAAATTGCCACATTGCCATCAGTTTTGAATAGTTTTGCTCGATAAGTTCCTTGACGTGTGTCAACATCATAATACGCTGTCCGGGGAACTTATCATAAACACTTTTAAGGAATCCGGCAATTACTACGGACTTGCCAGTTCCGGTCGGAAGTGCCACTAAAGGATTCCCAGTTTTACCGGACATAAAGTACGACCAAATTGCGTCTACGGATTCTTGTTGGTAGTCTCGAAGTTGCATCACATTTTCCTTTGCTTGTAACGGTCGCAACCTGTTAATTGCAGTTCTTTAGAAAGTTCTACTTCAACAAAATCAATAACGCAAACCCACTTACCGTCTGAATCTGGTCTGGAATATGTGCAAGTTCGACAGTTTTTATCAGGTTTTGCGTTAAGGTGGCAGACAGGTCTGTGGTTACAAAAACGGCATTTATAAAATCCAGGAGACTCGCTTAATTTCTTTGGCGGTTCTGATAACCACACAATCTTGTGAGCGCGGTCGATATACTGGTCTGCAACCTCTGGATTTAAGGTTACAATTTCTGCATGGATTTCGTCTGTGTTCTTGTTTACCGCCATATAAAGGGCAACAGCAAGACCCATCTTACGCATATAGACGTTCATTTGAACGTAGTGTTCCCATTTTGCTTCTTGAACGCCTTTGGCTTGTAACTCTTTAAAACTTTTTTCTGAGTGTGTTTTAAATTCTAATAGACAATAGGTATTAGGGTCAATGTCCGGAACACCTAATGCAACGCCGTCGCCTGAACCGCCAAAATGACCCTCTACGTCGGAAATACGAAATTGATTACCGTTTTCGTCTTGTTGCCAAACTTGGCAACCAATCATCAGAAGCAACGCAATAAAACGTCCCTCTTCCAAATGCCCACGATTAAACAGGCGTACCATACGTCCGTCAAACGCGGATTTTGTTGCCCAGAAAAAGTCATACCAAATTGAGCGGGCGCATTCTTTACCGATTAAGGACGCGCCCATGTGTCCACGATGTCCATCGTTTCCTGCGCGATACGCATCGCCGATATGTGGTAATACCTGTCCTAACCACACTCGATAGGCACTTCCCTGATCCTGTGCGACCATGCTATCTATTTTGTGCATTGTCTTTCTTGCTAATTGCATTTTAAGTCCTTTAAATGAAACAGGCTCGCCGAAGCAAGCCTGTTTGTTAAGCCGGATTATTGTTCAGCTTGACCTGCCATAGTCCAGGGTGGTGTTGCACCTTGAGCAGCAGCAATCGCAGCTGATTCTTCAGGAGACACTTCAACAGTTTGCATTTGTTGCGCGGTTGCTTGTGGCGCGGTTGGTGCGGGCTGTGTTGGTGTACCGTTTGCCCATTGTGGAGCGGGCGCGGCTTGCTGTTGGGTTGCAGGTGCAACGGGTGCAGGCTGTGCAGGCTGCGCCCATTGTTGTTGCGCGTTTGCAGGCGGTTGCCATGTACCGCCAGCGGGTGCAGTTTGAGGCTGTACAGGTGCAACGGGTGCAGCGGGTGCAACGGGTGCAACAGGCGCGGCGGGTGCGCTGTATGCAGGCGCAGCCAACGGCGCGGCAGCACCTTGTCCGTTTGCAGCACCAATGGCTTTATAACCGGAAATTTCGTTTGACGGTTCATATTGACCTGTCGGGTCATTTGTAACTTTGACACGGATTTGCAAAGGCAAGGCGTGTAACTGAGAACTGTCTTGAACGTTCAAAACGTTGACAGCGTGGCAGATGCTGGACAGTTGTTTTTGAGCAATGTCTTGCGCGACAGGGTTTTGGTTACGCAGGTTCAGACGGGTAAACACTTTACGACCAGCATATTGACCGTCAATAACGTTGAATCGCAATGCCAAGTAAGCACCGGAACCGTCACGAGTAGGTTTCATTTCGGATTCGTCAATAATGGCGTTATACCAGCCAGCCGGAATCGGGTCAAAAGAGGTGTCAGGTTGAATTGCATTAGCGTCAAAATTTAATGTTGCCATGATGGACTTCCTTATTGTTGAGTCGGTTGACTCATGATTTTCTGAAAAATTGCACCCAAAATAGGGGCTTCCATTGGATCCAGTGCGCCGCTTCGGTCTTTAGCCTCATATTGTAAATCAGGCTGTGTTTGCAAAAACCGGAAGGAATTACCTTGTTGGTCTTTGTTTACCCCTAAGCGGAACACTTCGTCAAAGAAGTAAGGTAATTGATTACCTAACTTACTTCCGGGCATCGACGGTAAAAATCGAGTAACCCCAGATAGTTCGTCCTTTTGCGGTTCCATTTTAGCCGCAAAATAGACATTTTTGTTTGGCAAGTCTCGAAACAAGCGAATCAGTGTTTGCATTTTTTCCAGCAATTCGCCATACGCTTGTCGAGGGTCTTTTACTTGCCGTTTTGCATTGTTGAGAACTACTTCAGCAATTTCTGAAATGCTGTCCAAAACAACGGTTGCAAAGCCTTTTGCTTCTGCGGAATTTGCAGCCCACTCATAGGCTTCCCGCAAGTCGTCAACAGTTTTAATTTGGACCATCGGTATGTGGTAAGAAATCCACGGATTGCCCGGACCAAACAGACGTTCCAAGTTTGCTTTACGAAGAGACAGCGAACCGGATTCTGCGGACAGTAGAATTGGTGTTGGGCAGGTTGCTGTCAATACGGTTTTACCCATACCAGCCGGACCATAAACCAAGCATTTTACGCCGTTTTGTGCGGAACTTTCTTCCGCTGTGGTAAATTTGAGTGCCATTATTTTCTCACAAATTGTTCGAGTTGTTTTGGAACTTCGTTAATGAACTTCTCAAGCATTTCAGTTTCGTCAGAACCAATTTCATTTTCACAACGAATTTTAAAATGCTCAATCGCTTCTAAAGTTTTACGTTTACCGCCTTTTGCAGCATAAACGGAACACAATAAATTAATAGTGAACGGAACTAATGAAACATTCAGTTCGTTAAGTGCGTATTCTCGTAACTCACTCTGGATTCTCTCGGAACGGCTTAACAACATTTCTTCTTGAACGTCCTCGTCCTCGTCCTCAATCCTTTTAAAAATCGCAAGCGCAAGTTCGTTGTTTGTGGATTCCGCCTCGCGGCGCATTTCCTCAAGCGTTGAGTTACTGAAAATCATTATTGTACTCCGCCTGCGGCATTTAAAGCAACAACAAGCATATCAAAGTCCTCGTCCGGACCGAGAAGTTCTGCCGTTGCCTTAACGTGTTCGTAGTCCATGTCCAAGTCTTCAGCCAAGCATTCCAAATACTCTTCACGGTTTGCGTAACCAGCCAAGATATATTTGTCGTCGGTTGAGTCAATATCCAAGTCCTCACGAATGCCCTCTGCACAAGACATAATTTGTGCCAAAAACCAGTCAAAAGACTCTGGACCGTAACCCGCATCTCCTGCGAGTTTGTTAATATAGTCAGCTGCTTCTCGCGCCTCAATATTGCTGTGATTATTACAGATGACGTGCATAATTGCTCCTTTATTTAATAAGGTAATTGTAGTTTTGTTCCGTTTGGATTACAATTACCTTTACACTTCATTACATATCTAATTTATCACGGAAGCCGAGAAAAACAGGGAAACGCGGGGCTTCTTTTACACCAATAAGGAAGGATTTGTATTTAACAATCTTTCCTACAAGTACACCCTCTTTGTGCATATCCCAAAGTTCCTGGCGTGTTGTTGCATCAAAACCAGTTCCGATTTTGAACGTAATGCCTGTTGTGATATCTTTAACCACAAGTGCGCCAAGTGTATCACCGCCAACCTTACCGTCTTTATGGTCTGAGCGGACGGTATTGCCGAGTGCGTCCAGTGTCGCTTCATTGTGGTTATGCAATAACTCTTCTGCTTCCACAACTTCGGCTTCTGAGTCTGCAAACCGTTTTAACTTCAGCAAGTATCCTTGCTTAACAGTAGAACGACCGTATTTGTACGGGGCGTCGCGTTTGCGAATCATCACACCCTCATAGCCCATTTTAAGATACTGCTCTTCCAACTGCAAAAGCTCTTCCATGTTGTCAACTTTTATGTGTTTAAGAACAACGACAAAGTTTGAACATTGCTTAAATGCAGTAGTATTTTTCCAGCGTGTAATGTCGCCAATACGGGTTTCAAACGGACGGTCTGGGTGTGTCCAGTAATCGAAAACGTAATATTTGAAATTAGGTTCACCGTCTTGGGACATAACCCCACTTGTGGTGTTCTGCATACAGTTTTTATCTAAAGGAGAACCCACAATCAATTCGCCGTCTAACCCATTTAAAATTGGGTATCTGGAAAATTGTTTCTGGATGTGTTTGTTAGGAATTGGTTTTAGACTTCGACTTAAAACCTTTCCATCTTTTATAACCGCTCGGATACCGTCGAGTTTTGGACTTGCTATTACTGGAAACTCCAATTTTTCCAGTTCTACTTCCACTGCCAGCATTGGTTTTAAATTTACCATTTTCACGACCTTTCTTTTGTCTTGCCTGCTTTAACGCTGCTTTTGCAGCACTATCACAATGAGCATTAGATTTACTTCTCGCATCCTCTAAATTAGAATGCCCTTTAACGTGTTTAAAACTAATCTCAAGGTTAAACTGATTCTTCAGTAACCACAAATATTCTATTGCTTGGTTCTCCTTTTCCTGTTTAGGAATACGTTCTCCAGTAAACGCGCTTATAGCAGGAATGCTATCTAATTGCACCAGTATAGAATCGCCTTTGTGAATCAGGAAACTTTTTATGCCGTTATATATTGCGTCTGCAACGGCAAGCATTTCTGCTTCACACGCGCTAACAACGTCAAACGTGTAAAATCCACTTCCTGCTTTTTTACCTCGTTCGCAGGCTATCCAAAAACCATAGCCTGCGGAACGAGAACGGCTGCAATAACTGGCATCAGTCATCACCGTTATAAACATCAAGAACCCTCGCCAAATGCAATATCAAGTTCTTCGTTCATTGCGATGTAGTATTGCGGAAATTCTGTTGTGGTTACTTTACGCAAAACATCAGCAACGGCTTCTTCGCCAAAGCGAGGTGTCAAACGGTCCAAACGGTCTACGAACTCGTCTTGGCGTTTAAACACGTCTTTCCAGTAGTCGAGTTCGCTTTCGGAAAGTTCGTAAGCCTGTGCTTCTTCGTTCCATTTGTGTTTTAAGGAACGGTCCATGCCACGCGCCAAAGATTCAGAAATGTCTTTGTGTTGAGGACTTTTTGCGGTCAATTCTTCCACAATACCATTAACAATCACTTTCATTGGATTACCTTTCTATTGTTTAGTAACGTTTTCAGCTTCCTTTTGAACGTCTCGCAAATACATATCGTTCAAAATTTTTGCTTCTGGGGTTAAATGCCACGACAGCATCATATTCAGCATGGCTCGCAAGCGGGTAACGAAAATCTGGCTTTCATTCAATTTACCTTTCTCGTGCAAATGTTGGACAAACTCCTCAAGTGCAGCCATCTCGTTAGCAATGAGATAGTCTGGTGTGCGAGACAAAGCACCAAGCATAACACAAATACCTTGCGGATGGCTCATAACGAACTTTTCCAGTTGCGTTGTGTCAAGTTGTAAATCTAAAGCGGCGGCAACCTTTTCGTCCATCATTTCAGTTTTAACAAAGGAATCTAAGTCTTTTAACTCTTTAGCATTCATCTATTTACCCATCCAAACTTTTTAGTTTTATTTAAAACTTTAACAGTGTCTGTTATCTCAACTTTAAAAGTTCTGTTAAACCCGCTAGAAGATTGTTGTCCGTACAAACCGAGATTTGTATAAATACCGGATTTTTCCAATTCTTCCAAAACACTGTTCAAATTGTCAACAGCGGTTTTCAATTTGTCCGCTAATTCTTGTTCGTTCATTATTTTCCTCAACAATCTAAAAATTATTCGGTATTACATACAAGACGGTTCACCGATATGTGTAGCAATCATTTCAGCCATTGCAAAACCCATCTTTTCAACAGCTTCATCGTAACCTTTTCGATATACTTGAGCATAAATATCGCGACGGTAACTTGATAGCTCATCATGGTGTCGAGCTTTTTCATTGACCAATGCTTGCAAAAAGCAGCCTGCATACGACAATCGGCAAAGAGTATAGTTCCTGTTGTTAAATTTATCAGGATACTCATTGTAAAGTATTCCTTTATTTATAAGGTCATTATAAATCCTTAAATCTTTTTGAAATTCATCAGAAGCAGTATTAAGACCTTGCTCCGGATACTCGCTAATTAATTCCAATTCGTAAGGATTGAACTGTTCATTAATATCAATCATCATTCCACCTCTTTAGGAGCAACAATTTCCAATCCAGGCATACCGTCTTTAATGACGAGAATTTGGTCAAAAAGTTTGGTTTGCTCTTCAGACAGTTTACGGTACATGGAAAGTTTCAATGACGGTTTCCATTCCACAATATCGTCCAAGCGAATGCCTGCTGCTTGCAATTCCGGTGTCAGGCTAACCATTGCACCTTTGTCAATAGTGCGGGAAATAACCCGTTTACCGTTAAGCATATAACCGCCTTGTAATTCGAGTTTGTTCGTTCCTTCATGGGCTTCTGCAAAATAGGCGGAAAAAATCTTTTTACGCAATTCTGCTTCACGCTCTTTAATGGTTTCCATTTGTTGCTTGAGCGTGTACCACTCATTGAATTCCTCTTGGGTTACGGTTACAAAAGGTTTACTGTTTAAACTCATAGCTTTACTCCTTTTGGTTTGTTGTTTAAGTGTGGTTATAATAACCCGTAAACCAAACAGATGCAATGGTCCATATAGGTTTACGGGTGTAAAGTTACGTTAAATAAAACGGTCTAAATCTGGCTTGCTGTAATTCTCGCCTTTTTTGATTTTACCGTTTTCATCAAACACTGGCACACCGTTTTCAAACTTAGACCAGTTACTACGATTCACTTCTGAAAGGACACCGATGGGATCGCCCGTCAGTTCGTACAGGACGCCGATAGCTGTAACCACAGTGTCAGCCAAAGCGTCAACTACTTCGCGTTTGCGCTCTTTGTCATTAAGGATTACTTCCAAGCGTTCTTTGGAGCAATCCATTTTGTTTTTCCAGCCGTGTGCGTTATCTTCAAGCAAACCTGTCGTATGGGACTTGACGTTATGCTTTCTATCTACTGCATCGGTAAACTCTGACATTTCTTCATAGTGGCAACCGATTTGGACAAGCAGGTCGTCTTTTGTTGGGAACTCTTTAGCACGTCGGAACCACTCGGCAATGTTGGACGCTACATTTGCATCAAAAAATGCACATTTTATTAAGGATACACCAACATTTAACGGAAAATGTCCAACAATACCTTTTTCAAAAACGTAGGAATGCTCAAACACGTCTAACGTCTCAAAGCGTTCTGTAAATGTAAAAGAATCTGCGAAAAGTTTACTTACGCTGAGACCTTTTTGTTCTGGAAATTTTAACAAAATACCGGAAACACGGCAAAAACGTTCATATACGGTCCGCATTTCACCAGATACAACATCTTCACCTTTTTTAATATAGGCATCAACTTCTTCGCGTGGAATTTCTGGAAAGTGGTATTTCGATTCATAAGGAACTGATTGCTCAATTTGGCGTTTAATTTCACGCACAATTTCACGTTCAGCAGGATTAGTGTTGACAGTATCGTTAAGACCCTCAAACACACTTTTCCAATCTGTGGAAGTGAAAACGAGAACCAAATCGTCGTTTTCCACGACAGGGTCTGTTGGCATAACAATATTAAACCGTCGACAACTGGTGCAGTTATGATTTCCAGTTAAACGGTATTCGTCGAAATCAGGAATCTTCAAAAGAAACTCTAAAGATTTACGCTTACCGGAAACTTCCACTGTGGTTACACGATGTTCTTCGTATTTAGTATCCAATAAAACTTTTACTTGCATGATATTACCTTTCATTAAAAATCCACAAGACCTGTTAAAATTTCAAGTCCTGTGTTAAAAAATTCGTGTTTGCAAAAACGGCAATGGTCTAGATAAGAAGCTTTTTGCTCTGCAATATCCATATTTACTTCCGCAAAAATATCTTCAATCGCAGCACGATTGTCGTAACCGCCGTGTTTCATATAATAGCCAGATAAACACAAAGCCTTTTTAATACGATATTTTTGAATACGCCAAGCATAGACAGGGAACCAAAATTTAACCAGTCCTTCTGGAAAGAATGGTAAATGAAAACGGCGTTCCACAGGCTCATGGCGACGCAACATCGCAAACATGACGTTGAGGATACGGTCTACAACCTCTTCCTCTTCATCGGTTTTGTCCACAAGCAATAGGCTTAAGACTTCATCAGGACTTATTGTTACGTTAAAAGACGGATGACCCTCAACATCACGACCCGTTGTAACCACATGGTCACGGTAAATGAGAAAGTTCCGTACTAACCCGATTTGCTCGGCGGGCATGGATACGTTAAAGGTTAGAACACGGTCTAAACCAAACTTAGTGTCCAATTCGATTTTAACGGCGTGTTTCATCTTGTTCCTCACCGTAATTCCAGTTGCAATCCATGCTGTAACCAGTATGGTAGTCGAAAATTAAACATTCTATCACACGACCATTTTTCAATTTTACCAATTTATTTTGAAATGAGTAGGAACTGAACGTATCAATTCCCTTGTCATACATAGTAGCGTCACTAGGAAGTTTTGCAGGTTCGCAAGCAGCCAAAAACACCGCAAAAGCAAGAATGAGATATTTCATTTTAAACTCCATAATTTGTCAGTTCTGACATAAAGACATGAGGACTAACATAACCGTCCACTTCGTTGTAAACGACACCGCAATGGTTAAAAGCGACTACCATCGCAGGGTTACGCAATTCTTTGAGTTTGTCCAAAATAACCTTTTCAGGTTCGTCGGAAGCACCGCACCAACATTGATAAACAGACAAACCCACAATGCTTCGGAGTTCCTCTTCAAAGTTCTCACTTTTGAGAACCTCTTTAATTCGGGCTTCCGAAACAAACGGCACATGGATAGCACTTTTAGTGGAAATACTTTTATTCAATGCTCTTAGCATTTCGTCCAAGAACAAACTTAACACTTTGGTAGTTGAACGATATGCTTCCGCAAAAGACTTCAAAAACCAAAAGCTATCAGTAATCACTAAAGCGTCAATGTTCTTCATGTTTGTGCAGTAAGACAGTTGACGTCGTAGTAAGGACTCGATTGCGAGTAACTCGGAAGGACTTGCTTCTACTTGAAGCGTAACTTTACGATGTTTACCGTAATAGCTATCCTTTAATACTTTTACTTCCATGTCAAACTCCAAATATTATTTCTTGTCTACGCGTTTGTAAACTTCGCCACCGCAGACAAAATGTACGAGATACACCAGCGTGAAAGACACTGCATAGCCTGCAATATCAACAGGGCTTGTTGAATCCAGCATACGGTTGAATAAGAATACGCTTGTAGCGTACACGGCGAACAGAGTTAAACTGCGAATGATACCTTTAAGCATTTGTTGCTCCTTGTGTTTAAGTGTGGTTATAGTAACCTAGTTCTAAACAGATTATTATAACCTTTACAAATCAATACATTACACATCTAATTCCTTACCAACAACGTCAATCATACGTTGAATAAAAGGTTCCAGAAGTGCAACGTGTTTGGGTTCGCAAGACTCGACAGCACTTTCGAGATACTCTTTGGCACGGCGCATCCCTAATTTACTTTTGCAGTCGAGAAGCAATGTTGCATAGTGTTCCAGAACATCACACAATTCACCATCAATCAAACTGATAATAGCCTCATCACGTTCACGGTTGAAATCTTCAATAATCTTTTCCATATTACAACTCACTAATAATATCAATGTTCAATATCCGGTAACATTTACCGTAAAAACTGTAATTTTTAACAATGTCTACAGGCTTACATTCCATAATAAACCCGTTAGCGATTAAACTTGCCAATGTCGCGTCCAATGCAGCATTACTACCTCTCGGATACTTGGCGTAAGAAGTAATGCGGGACAATCTACGGGACAAATAGCTTCGTGGGATAACGCCGTCCACTTGCATCTGTGGTTTAATGCCGTAACTGGCTGGAAGCAACTCGCGGAGATACTCAACCATAATAGACAACATCTTGCGCTCACGGCTATCATCAGACAAACCAATATCACCGTCCATAAGTTTTTGGCTCATGGTTCCGATGTCTCGTCTAACCACAGTAATAGCCCATTCCAGATGTTCCTTAGTGATAATCGGCGTAATCCAGTTATCCGCAACGGCAAGCAATGCAGCAAGTCGAGCAGCTTTTAACGCCGCACGGTTCCACATTTGTCGATAGCTTTCTTCGTCCGTCTTGTTAATCTCGTTGTCGCATTCTAACTCGAACTTACTCAACATCTCCGCAGCTTCCGCAGTTTTATCCACAGGTTGCGAAGTTCTCATGTTCAGCAAGTTTTGAGCTTGGAAAGCGAGTTTAACAAGACCGTCTGTTAAAGCCTCGTCCGGAGCAGTTAAAGTTTTTTCGTTCATCGGTGGACGTTGGCCGTCATACTCAATAATAAGGAAACGGCTAAGGAAACCATCTTCCATCATGCTAGGCGTTAAGGACTGATAGAAAGTATCAGGTGTCGTTTCGCCTATCATACTATAAGCAACACCACTAACGGACGCAATGTTGTTATCCTTATTCGAGTAACCGATACCACCAACAACACTTTGTGGACCAGACTTTTGATACAGGTTCGTCATCTGTGTTCTAAGTGTGGTTAACGGACCGTCTTTAAGGTCATCTGACAAACGTTTTAACTTACGACCCCATTCACCGCTGACGTTCACAAAGCTAGGATTAGCTGCAACGGCTTTCATTAACGCCGGACCGCTGGCATAGTCGGTAAAGTCAACAAAACTATGGAAAGTCGGCATCTTTTGACTGGCTGCTGCAATCAAGGAAGAGATTCCCGAGTGCATGGCTTCCTTACCAACCGCACTTCGCGCAATAAGCACGATGTACATATTGAGACCTGATTGTGGAATGTGCCATGCTTTACCACAGATACCCGCCAACAATCCCAAAGCTGACACAATGGCAACTTCCTTAACAGGACGCGGTGCAGTTTGATAGATGTACTGTGCGATTCGCCCAGCAAACCCTGGACACCAACTCAATCCGATTTTGCCGCTGTTTACGACTTCTGCGCTTACAGGGGCAGCAAGGCTCGCTACAACAGGGGCAGGGGTAGGAGCTACAACGGGCGCGGTTTGGCTTGCAACGTGCAAGGCAGGCTCTACACGGTTACCCACCGTTGCGCCCTGTATATTGGCAATAGCTTTTGCTGCTTTTTGCCGTATAGCAGCAGTAGCATCAATACTGGCAGCCAAGCTGCTTAAATCCACAGCCTGTTCCGCAGCCTCACGACTACGAATCATTTTCAGAGTCCGGTTCAGGTACACATCGTTTTTAACAGCTTTTTCACGCTGTCCTAATGCACTCATACGGAACAACCGACGGCACTGTTCGTTACTCGGACTATAAAAAGTAAACATCGACATCAAAGCAACGTCTGCTTCTGACTGGCTAGGATAACCTAACTCATGCCAACGTCCTTCGTACAACGCCAAGAACTTCTCTTTGTTGTCCGCTTCTGCAGCAGTCTTGAGGACATACCAGTCGTCATCGACAGCTTCCACTTCCTCAAGTTCGATTGTCGCACCACGAATAACGTCCATCTGACTCGCCATATTGCAAGCCATTTCATTCCGGTCTGCAATAGGCAAGTTCTCGACAACCCTACCTGTGGTTACAATAAAACGTTGACGAGAATATATCTCAACGTTACCACGCTTACGACCTGCACCAACGTCCGCTCGAACCCAGATGTGCAAACCTTTGCCAGATACACTGGATTCAGTATAGCTCGCATAAGTTTTCATCATTCGGTAGTACAAATCGTAGTCTTCTTGTGTCGTCCACAACTCTGGATGGTCCGGACAGTTTTCAGCGTCCTTAACATCCAAGTCAATACAAGTGTAAGGGTCGTTTTCCGACAGGATAAACCCCACATTGAGACCACGACTATAAGCAGCTTGGCAAGCATCCTCGAAACGCATCCAAGTGTTAGGCTCATTTACGGAAGCATAAATCACTTTCCCGTTAACCACAGTACAAGGTGCTTTATCGCCTCCGCAAATCGCCCATTGAGGACGTTCCCTCAACTCCGCAGGAATTAAATTCCAACTCATATTATTCGCCTAAGTCAATCGCTTTTTGTTCAAGATATCTATCTCGCAAAACCTCAAGTTCCGTATTAAGCTTCTCCATGATAGTTTTGCGTTCAGCTAGTTTAGCCTTATATTCTTTGTGGTACAAGTCGTGTAGCATAACTTCGCCGTTACGTTTACGCTTCTGGTTCCGGTTGTATTTAAGGTAACTGATTAACTTTTCTTCTTTTTCAAAGTTGACACCAGCCGCACCCTCTTCAACAAGCTCTCTGAACAGAGTACCTGCGGCTAAGGCTCGCGGTCGGCTCAACAAGCACTGCAACGACAGCACAAAGTTCGGCCGTTTAAGATGCGATGGTGAACACTTCGCCCGCAATTCCTTATACTTGGCAAAGTCTTTTTCATCCATCCATAACGCAGGTTCAACCAAGCTCAATTCCCGTCCATAAATACGGTAATAGTCGGTCAGGTATGTCTGAATCATTTCAAATTCCAAGTCTGCATTACTTAACTTATCCAAGTATGCCAAGTTACGCATCAGCATTAACGGCGATTCTGCTTTTTGCATAGACACACGACCACGCTTCACCCGCAGACCGTCTAACTTACTTTTGAGGTAGTCAACAGTAATTTTGTCAACGTCCAGCATAATAGCGTCTTTTTTAATGTTCGAGATAGTTTCCACAACTTCTGCAACCGCAGTCGGAAACTCTCGAATCAACGCCTGCATCAAAACATCTTCTTCTGACTTAACTTCAGTCTCGTGTTCCACATTATCTGTGGTTAAAACTTTAACTTCATTTTCCATTTTAAATATCTCCAAGTGATACAGCGTTTAAGACTTCCGCGTGTTGATGCGCGTTTTCCATACTTAAGTGAACCAAACCTTGTTCGATTAATTTCATTTCCCAACTCAATCCTTGCCATTTAGACATATACGCATAAAATCCATGTGCTTGAGCGTAAGAGATGTACCAATACATCTGACCGATTGTAAGCGGTTCCGTTTCGCCTTTAATGAATGAGTGTTTGCCAACAGTGATAACCACACGGCAGCGTCGGTATTCGGCATCGTCCCATGCAGGGTGGGTTTCACATTGCACCCATTCGCCGTCCACTTTCTTTTGCCAACGTGTCCAAGGTTTGTCTGTCGTCTTAGCGTCTGCTGCATACTGAAACATAAGGTCTGCCCGCAGGTGCTGAATAGTATTGCTCATTTTTTAATACCTCTTAAATAAAGGTTAAGTTACAGATTAAACAGCAACGGCTCAAATTCGCCCGCATAGCCACTTTTAGGGCTTGCCCTATACTTGCCCTTACCCAGCCTGTTAAATGCGCTGCACGGCTCAAATTGGGGCTGCAAACGTGTATCTCTGTAACCACAATGTAGGGTAAGGTGGTTTGGGCGGTTGCCGTTGCTTTAAAGAGGTTTGCAGTATATGAGGATTTAAATAGTAATGCTAGTTGGTGATGTGAGCTTTACACAAAATTTACATTTAGGAGCGGTAGTGTAAAGGGTTGGAAGTAGGCTTTGTTTTAATGCGTTTTAGTGTTTATTAAAAATTATACATGCGAATGTGT